CGAGTTGAATATTCTGAAATTGTTGAGCCAGCAAAGGCTTTAAGCAGTTTGCCATATCATTTTGAAAATGAAGCAAGTGAATTGGTAAAATTGCTGGAAGCTTATTATCGATTTCTTAATAAAAAATATACATCAGAGATAAGTGGTGGTACTGGACCAAGCTTTGAGATAAACAATATCATGCGAAATCATGATATTGATATGGCGACAGATGATCGTTATCTTGATGCTATTGAAAGACTTATTGGTTCTTATATACCACCAAGTCAATCTATTGACCGCGTTCGTCTTTATAAGATTATTGCAAACTATTATACAAATCGTGGTAGTGAAGAGAGTATCTTTAGTTTCTTTCGATTGTTTTTCAATGAAGTAGTTAGTTTGTTTTATCCTAAAAACTTTTTGTTTACAACTAGTGATATCAATAGATCAAAGACATCTGATGTTTATCGCTTGAATGATAATCAGCGTTGGCAGAACTATTCATATGTCATTTACACACAATTAGCTAAAAGCGAGTGGGGTCTTGAATATGCAAAGTATATTCATCCGGCCGGTTTAAAGTTTTTTGCGTCACTTATACTTGAGCTTGCAAATAACAATGACTGGACAAATGTTGGCTGTTTAGATATTGATTGGAGTGAATTTCCAAATAGATTTTTAGATGATGTTTATGTCGAGCCTGATGGTTATGGCATTTATTACTCTGAAGATGCTGCTGATTACTATTATTATAATGAAGCAATTTTCAGCGGAGATAAGATTGATCCTATAGCCGATGATAATTGTTGGCGCAGTATCGACTGGGAAACAACTGCTCGAGGCAAACATACACCGACTAATCAAAGTGCGGCATACATCTATGACTTTATCACAATCCTGTCATTGTTGCCTGATGGAGGTTATCATTTTATTAGAAATCTAAGACCGATTAAAAGCAATAATGGCTCATATGTTTTTGATGAAGCGCTTCATGCATTTTATATTACCTATGGCATAAGCTCTAAAAATTCTAATACACCATTGTCAATCTTTAGAGAAGGTTGGAATGGTTATGATAAGGTAATTGATAATTCAAGTATTGGTGAATATGCAGATCTAACATTATCAGATGCATTTGCTAATCCACCATTAACTGGTTCTGGCCCACAATTCAATAGTCTAAATTCATATTTTATATTTGATGGAAATTACAATTCAGGCTATGACGAATTTGGTGCACCAGCAAACTATAGCACTGATGACGAAGCTTCTGCTCTTAGTGAAGAAGGAGCAATTATTCTGCCCTTGATTGAAGAAGGAGCAATTATTTTTTAAAACAAATCAATATAAATACAAATAACTATGGCCGCGATTATAACCGAACAATTTAGAATCAATTCTAGAAAAAGACTATTTGATGACATTACAAATAATGCCAATAATTATTATATTGGTATTGGTAAACAAGATGGTTGGGCAGAATTAAACCCAAGTCAAACAGTTCCAACTAGTCCATTTCCAGCTGGCACACCAGGCGATGCAGCTGAAGTTAGAAAAAATATTTCAGCACTATTTAAAATTTCAGGCAGCAGTGTCTCTACAATGTTGCCAAATAATATCATTCAATCTGATCGTGATTATAAAGTTTATAATCCATATGATCCTACTTGTTTTTATGCAAGTTCAACACAATTTCCATGCTTTGTAATTTCACGCCTTGACAGTCTCGGTGGTGGTAGTGGTAATCATGTATTTTTATGCGTCGCAAAAGATCATGATGCAACCTTTGCAAGCAATAGTTATAATCGCATTGGTTCACCTTCAGAAGTTCCATCAACAACTGTTCCGGGTCTTTATAAATATTCAATTTCTAATGGCGGTGATGGTTATATTTGGCTTTATATAGGAACTTATGAAGCGGCAAATACATCAGTAAATAATGGAGCATTTGTTTCATATGATTTTGGTCAGACTGTTACAGCTACACCATTTTCATCCGGTTTAATACACGGCTTTCATATTATTAATGCTGGTGTTAATTTAGCAACTGGACCCAGTACTGCAGTTAATGTAGAAATTACTGGTTTACGAGATGGATCTAAAACAACAATGACCGTTCCTGCTTTACTTAAAATAGTAAATGGAAAAATCACTAAAATAACACTGAATGCCGATATTACAGTTGGAACAACATATAAACTATGGTCATCTGCAACCGCTCGCATAACAACAAGTGGTTATACAACAACACAAATTGTTCCGATTATTGCCCCAATTGGTGGTTATGAAAGCAAGCTTGAAACAACATTGCCAAGTTGGTATATTGGTGTTGGAGCAGATACTGTTAATAGTCAATTTGTACCAAGCGGAACATCTTATCGCCAAATTTCAATTATTAAAAATCCAAAGAGAAATAATAATAATAATCTGGATGATGCAACAGTTGATCGCGTTCATAAATCATTTTCTACGAGTGAAAATGGTTATCCTGCTAATGAAAGATTGGTTCTTAGTGGTAATAATGTTGATACCGGTTGGAAAATTAAACAAGGTAATTATTTAGTTGCGACAATAAGTGCAGTTGAGTTTAAAGACAATGTATGGTATTACTATTATTATAATAGCATTCAGGCTGGATTGTTTAACATTGACCATACACAGTCATTAACTATAGTCGCACCTGATGATATTGAGATCGTCAATAGGGAATTGACATTATTGGATAATCAATATGAGCTAAACGCTAGCTCAACACTATTTAATACATCAACTGGTGAAATTCTCTTTATAGATAATAGAGGTGCGGTTACTCGCGAAGCAGGTCAAAACGAAGAAATCAAAATCATAATTCAACTATAATGGCAATTACTACCAAAAACCAAGATTATTTTGACGATCTAAATATTCCAGATGTTAATGGGAAATCTCCCATCGATAAAAACTATTTGCGAGTTCTTTTTAAGCCAGGAGTTAATGTTCAAACACGTGAACTTAACCAGGCTCAGAGCATGTTACAAGCTCAGATTGATCGTCTTGGATCTGGACTATTTAAACCTAATAGCCAAGTTGTCGGTGGACAAATTACATTTGATTCAGCTATTGGTTGTATTGAATTTTCAACAGATAGTCAAATAACAGAATCACTGCTTACTCAATTTCAAGAGGATTTAACTCTTCTTAAAATTACGCGACAAACAACTGATTCTACTAATGCTATTAGTAAAGCATCAGTTACTGCCATTGAGTCTGTTAGCAATTCAACTGAAGGAGCAACTCATCGCATCTATTATAAAAACATTGAAGGCACTCCAATTGAAAATGTCATTTCATCAAACGAAGAGTTAACACTATCATATGGTGATTTTATTACTGATGAATATACGCTAACTCCTCTTGCTTATAAAAAAGCAGTTGGTTTAACAGCAGATGCTGGCATTTATTTTGTAAGAGGCAGCATGGTTGCCTCACAAAGACAATATGCGGCAAGACCACTCGACACAGCTAGTGATAATTTCAACGGATTTGCTTATTTCTTGGTCGAAGAGAATTATATTGATTCAATTGATGATTCTACATTAAATGATAATGCATCAAATACAAGTAACTTTTTAGAATCTGGTGCAGATCGTTATCAAATCGTTTTAACATTAAAACTTTTAACAGCAGAAGAATTAAGTATTGCTGAAAATGCTATTAAGCTCGCTGATATACGATCAAACGAAATTTATATTCAATATAATGGCATTGATCAAAGCGGCGCTGCTCTTGAAGATACTCTTGCTCGTAGAACTTATGAAGAATCTGGTAATTATACTGTAAAGAATTTCGAGCTTGAGCTCAAAGAATTATTCGGTTCAGATTATAATGCGATCTATACCTCTCCTCAAGATGTGCTTGATTTTACAGGCATATCTTCAACTGATGCATCTGATTATTTCGTTGCAAAGCTTTCTCCTGGAGTTGCTTATGTAAAAGGAAAAAGAGTTGAGACTCTTGCTCCTAGTAATTTAGTTATTCCTAAAGCCAAAAAAACATATACCGATTTGACATTTGAACGAGGTCAAAGAACAAAATATAATGCTGCGACGAGTGCATTATATGGCAATTATGTCACGGGTTATACTGGTTATTATAATAGCAGCTATAATCAATATAATGGTTATGGTTATGGTGCTGGAAACATTGATAATGGCAGCAGCGGTTTGCCAGTTTTTGAAAATGATAATGTCAGTTATGTACTATATGATTCAAAGGGACTTGACATTGGCACTACAAAAATATCAGGCATTGAACCGGAAGGTATAAAAGACGCAGATCAGATTAATGCAAAACTATATCTCTATGATATAGTTTTAGATGATGGTGCTCGCTTTAACGATGTTGTAGTAATAGCGTCAGATGTTCCCATCGCCAGCTATGGAAAATTTAGTTTTACGGTCGAAAAACCAAATGGTGTTGCTCTTAATGATATTAACAATACCGATTCAATCTTTCAATTTCCGCATGAGGCAATTACTAGTGTTGAGAATTTGGTTGTTAGTCGCCGTCTGTCTGATACAAACACATTGTTGACAAATACTAATTTTGTTGACTTTTCTCCTTCAGAAGAAGGACCTTCAGGAAGATCATATGATGCGAGTCGAAATAATATAGTCGTTGCAAAGAATGGAGAAATTATAACATCTGGTTATTATATTATACCAAATGGAAATGGCATTCGAATTGTCTTTGATACTACATTGTTAGCTGGTACTACAGTTTCGGTTATTGTAACAGAAACTGGAAATATTGATGGAGCTGATTTTGGTATAAAATTAAAAACTACTAAATCGGTTAATTTAATAGCAGATGAAGGTGACATTTATAAACTCGATGGTGTATATCATGCAATTAGTATTACTGATACTGCAAATTGGGTTTTAGTTGATGATGGTCAACGTGATAATGTATATGTTAATGCAAAGGTCAGAAAAATCGGCGGTGGAACTGCTACGACTCTTGAAGTTACTTATTGGGAATTTAGAAATGCAGGAGGAAAATATTATACGGTTAATAGCTATAAGGTCGGGAATATTGCAACTTCAACACAGGCGCCACTTGATGAAATTCCAACATATGGTGATATCGTTTTAAGTGACAGTATTGATTGTAGATCTTTGCCAAACCAATTACGTTTGAGTCTTGATCCTTATAGTGCAATCACTGCACAAATTGACTTTTATTTGCCACGTATTGATTTAATTTCTGTTAACAGTGATAATAGTCTAAGAGTTATTAGTGGTCAAGCAGATCTTGATCCTAAATTGCCAAATATACCAGATGATGGCATGGCAATATATGCACTCTATGTGCCACAATTTACTGCAAATGCAACTGATGTAGATGTTCGATTTATTGAAAATCGTCGTTATACAATGCAAGATATTGGAAATATCGAAAAACGAATTGGCGCTATTGAATATTATACAAGTTTATCTCTATTAGAAAGAGATGCAAATGAACGTAGTATTTTTGGCACAGATGGTGAAAAATTCAAAAATGGATTTATCACAGATGGTTTTAGAAACCTAGATGTTAGCGATAGTTCTCAACCAGAGTTTTTATGCTCAATCGATAGTGAACGAGGCATACTCTATCCGTATCATACTGGATATAGCATACCATTTAATCCAAATGCGAAAGTAAATGGAATTACTATTAAAAATAATAAAGCATTTTTATCATATGGTGAAACAGATGTTGATTATTTGACACAATCTTCAGCTAGTCAATTTATTGATCTACAACCGCATGAGCAGAGCGCTGATGTTGGTATTATAAATCTGACTCCAGAAGTTGATACCTGGTCTGAAAAAACAGAACAAGCTCAAACATCAGTTGAGCTCTATGATGGATTTGATAGTGTGTTGCGAGATTTCGCAAATGAAGCTGGTTTTACTGGCACACAATGGAATTCATGGGTAACAACATCAAGTGTTTCTAAGAAAGTTAAAAACAAAAAAGCTGCTCTTAAATTCTTACAGGCTAATGGCGCAACAGGTGTTGATATTGGTAAATTTTCTAATAAATTTGGTGGTCTTTTCGGTGGTCTTTTCGGTAAAAAGAAAAAGAGAATTACTATTCAAAACCAAGTAGCAAGTGGAGTACAAACTGATCTTGCTTTTGAAGACGTTGAACAAAGTTTAGGTGATTATGTCAAAGATGTAAAGATCTCAACATATATGAGAACACGATCTGTTCTTGTTGATGTGGCAAGTGTAAAACCAAATACACGATTCTATGCATTTTTCGATGGTAAAGATGTTACACAATTTGTAAAATTATTGCCAACTACATTTAATAGTGCAACCTATAACTTGACAGTTGATGAAGGCAAATCACAAACAGAACTCTTAGCGAAATATTCAACGGCTTCTGAATTGGTAAGTGATGCCGATGGCAATATTGTTGCTATGTTTATCATACCAAATGATTCAAACTTTAAATTCTCAACTGGAGAAAAATTACTTCGCTTAACAAATAGTCCTCGTAATATTAAAGACGAAGAGGATAGTTTTGCTGAAGCACGCTTTATATCAAATGGTCTTGATATTGATAGCAGTGAAACTGTAATTTCAACACAAGTTCCACGTGTAAAACGTCAAGAAGTTCAACGCAACAGAATTTGCGTACGTAAAAATGATCCGATTGCACAAACATTTAGAATTGAAGATGATTGTGGTATATTCGCAAGCAGTGTAGAACTTGCATTTGCACAGAAACCTCCAGCAGGAAGTGCTCAAGTACAGGTATATCTTGTGACAGTCGCTAATGGCTATCCAACAGATACTATTGTACCGGGCAGCGAAACAAGTTTGACAAACAGTCAAATTAATGTAAGCGACGATTCATCACTTATGACTCGCTTTGAATTTGCTAATCCGATTTATCTTGAGCCAAACGTTGAATATGCAGTTGTTGCCTTTAGCGGTTCATATGGTTATAAAGCATATATTGCAGATTTAGGTGCAGTTGATATTACATCTAATGGAGCAATCATTTCTGAACAGCCTGCAGTTGGTGTATTTTTCACTAGTGCAAATAAAACAACATGGTCAGCATCACAAAACCGAGATCTTAAATTCAAGATTAATCGTGCTAGCTTCAATGTGACGAGCGGAACACTAGCTGTTAATCCTGTTATTGGCAGCGGTTTACATAGAGTTGATATTTCATCATTTGCCACAACTGGTGATTTTGAAAACATTGGTTGGGAAACAGCTAATGTAACTGTGGCTGTTACAGCTGCTCCAGCTGGTGGTCGCACTGCAGTTGTTAGTCCAGTATTCAATAGCATCAATACAGCCATTGTTGGATTTAATATTACTGAGCCCGGAACTGGCTACGCAAGTGATCCAGAGATTACAGTTACTCAAATCGGAGATAATGCGCGAAGCGCAACATTCCAAGGCAAACGTCCACAATATCGAATTGGCGCATTTAATCTTAATCAGAAGTTTATTGAACTTAGTGGAAAAACACAAATTTCAAATATTCTTGAACTTGATACTGGCGCTAACGCTAGAACATATAGTGTTGAATCAGGAGAGCCAGTTGAAAATCTAGTTAATAGCAATTTTGCAATTGGTACTGATACAACAAATGATGTTAGATTGTCTACAACTTTAACAACAACTGATAGTCGTATTAGTCCAGTCATTGATCTCGAATCACTTAGTCTTGAGACAAGAGAATATGCGATAAGAGAGTCTGGTGCAACTAGCCGATATTTTTCAAAACCAGTATATCTCGCTGAACCAGCAGATCAGCTTGATGTTATAGTTGATATTAATTTGCCTACAAAATCATCAAATATTAAAGTCTTTGGACAATTCTTTGATGAGAATAATAATTCTATTAGTAACAAATATTTCACAAGAAAATCACCAAATTCTGGATTGAAATATGCTAATGTTGTTCCTGGTTGGAGATTAGTAGCTAATGGAACAACTGTAGGTGCAAATGTGGTTGCAATTATTACTGACGTTCAACATGTTGAAGGCATTTGGCGTTATTATTATAATGAAACAACAGCGATTGATGTTGAAACACCATATGATTTGATTGCACCATCTGTAACATTACCACTATCAACAACACCATTAGCTGCAACACATCAGGTTATTATTGGTTCAAATAATCTTGCTCTATCTGTTCCAACAGAATCTGACTGGATTGAATTAAAACCAACAAGCCCAACAGTTATACCTGTTAATAGTGACAGAGCTAAATATAGTGAAGTAAAATTCAATATTAATTTTCCCGAAGAAGATGTTGATTTCAAACAATTTGCAGTTAAGATTGAATTTAGAGGAAAAGATTATATTGACGTTCCAACAATAAGAAACTTTAGAGCAATTGCAACACTATGAGTTTAGTTAAAGTTCAGGGCAATGCGGGTCTTGCAAAAGACCCGCGATCTGGAGCAGTAATTAATGTTGATAATGATGCATATGCAGCAGCATTAGCTCGAAAAAAACGTGCAACTCATGAGAAAAAACTATTAGAAAGAATTGATAGTCTTGAGATGCGGGTGCATGAATTAGAGAAAAAAATACAAACTTTACTAGCATAAATAACAATATATGAGTAATATACTAAACAGTATTGAGCCTATCGCATATAGCGATAATTTTAAAGTGTGGATTGATCGATTCAATAATATTGTTACTGAATTGAAAACTACCGAGTTTGCTATTGATGACGAATATGTTAATGTTGTTTTAGCTCAATCTATTACTGGAGCTAAAACATTTAATAATACTACTGTTTTTAATGCAGCCGTTACATTATCTGGTGATTTAAATCAAAATAATCTTATTAATGGAGATATTGCTCTTGAAAGGTTAAATTTTAAATATGGCATTGATGGTAATATCAATTTTATTGGAGAAAATGGCATTAACCTATTATCAAATCCAACAGCAAATGAATTTAGTTTAAGTTTTCCAACTGCTTCAACATCTAATACTTTAATTCTTGATTATGCAGTATCAGGTGGAATTTTTAGGATTGCTAATAATGTTAATTTAGAAGTTGCAAATTCACAAATTAAGTTTGGTACTAATAATATATGGAATTTTCCATCTTTACCAGGTGGAACTTCATATCTAACTTCTAGTGGTGGAACTATATCATGGGTGACAGATCAGAATCTTGCAGAAGAAATTGCTTTGCACGTGCAAGATGCATTATTAACTGTGACACCAACAAAAGAAATATTACCGATTGGTACAATCATTGATATTGATACTACAAAGGCTGAAGAATGGGAAGCTGAAGGTACACCTGGAGGAATTGCATATGGACATATACCTGATGATACAAACTTCTATGGTTGGCTTATCTTAAATGGAGGAACGATTACTGCAACTAATGCAAATAGTCCATTTCTAAATCTTATTTATTTACTTAATAACGTAGTTACTCCACCTATTCCACCTACATTTCCGATATCCGCTACATTATCACCTAATTCAACAAGTGGTTCTCCTAATACAGTTAAACTTATAAAATTTTTGGCCGATCCGGTTTCTACATTTGGTTTAACTAAAGGCAATGGCATATCATTTTTTGAATCAAATGGCACTACTCCAAAAACTAATTCAAGTTTAACAAATGGTATTACTCAAATTGGACTTAATGCTGATACTAATGTTTTTCAATTTAATACAGATACGAAGAAACTTGAACTAAAAACAAATATTCCTCGTTATACTAATAATCGTTTAACAACAGCAACTCCTGTAGATGATACTGATGCTGCAAATAAACTTTATGTTGATACACGTGTATTAGCAGGCGGAGTTGAAGGCAGTTGCTATGATCTAATGCAATCAGTTGATGGTTCAGGTTATAGCGATGCTAAAAATTCATTTAGTATTGTTGATAAAAGTGGAGCAGGTCGAGCATGGAGAACAGTTGCAACAGCCACTCTTGCTTCAGGTTCAATTGACTCCGATGTTACATTAAATGCTATTAGCCCATTTGGATCTAATTTTGGAAAAGTTACATCACTAAAAAGTACATTTGCAACACCCGATCAATTCTTTTTCACTGATCATAATGATGTCATTTATGGTTATGGTGAAAACAAAAGAGGTGATATTGCGGCAAATAGTCGTGGTCTTACTGAATTTAGTAGCTATTACAATAGTGCATTTTTTCCAACTAATCCATATAGCAATACAACACAAATTCGACAATTATTGCCTGCATTTTTACCGCTTCAAGCTTCTTGGCCAGCAAATGCAGTATTGGTTGATAGTGTAACAGGTATAGCTGGTTCTGATGATGAGAATACAAATATAACAATCAAAACAAAAGATGGTTATGGTAATGCTTATGTGAATATTAATCCATCATCTGGATTAGTTAATTATTTTAATGGAACTGTACCATATACTCGCGGCTATTATATAAGTGCTGGACGTAATGCAGAAGGTCAATTTGGTCGAGGAAATACAACACCAACCTCGGCAACAACTGGTCCACTTGTTTGGGGACCAGGATTTGATTCACCTGGAAGAAATCTTTGGTATAATTTTGCATTAACCTCTGCAGAAAAAACTGCAATTAAAGCAAGTACTAGTGCATTAAGCACACTGCTAGCAAGCGAATCTGGTGAAAAGATTCGTAAGAGATTTAACTGGTTTAAACCAAATGCAATAACAGCAGGAGGTCTCGCAACAACTGAAAATGATGCAATAGCTGCATGGAGAACACAAACTGGATTATCAACTGAAAGTTTTTCCGATTATAATTGGTATATTAAAAAGGTAGTACGTACATATGATGCTCATTATGTAATTGTTGGAAAACCAGGAAATGAAGCAGATAATGAGATATGGTGTGCAGGTATAAATCGCAAAGGTGCATTTGGTAATTTGACAACTGGATCAATTACTGACTTTGTTCCAATGCTAAGTGATCAATCGTCAAATAATGCGACAAGCACATTTAGAGTGTTAAATGCAACATTACCTACACAATCTGGTACTATTTTTGAACGCACACCTGTTAATGGTCAAGTACCACCGCATGGTCTATCTGACTTTGATGTATTGACATTTAAAACAACAAATCGTTATATTATTTTAGGAGATGCATCTGGTGCAAATCGATCAACTCAATTTAGATTATTTAGTACTCTAGAAGATGGTGCGCGACTTGCATTTATTAGCAATAGTACAGAAAAAATTGTATCATTAAAAAATAATACGACTGATGGTATTGGAGCTCTTAACACATATCGAGGCCGATTAAAGGGCATTGTTGATATTAGTGTTTCTCGTGGTGGTGCTGCAGTTGCTTCAGGTGATGGCATTATATTAAGAAAAGGTTTTACTTTCACATCTCCTCTTCCAACAGGATTACTTGATCGTTTGCCTGAATCTGATATTCTAACTGACAAACTTCTTGTTGGTGGATTAAATACAAATGGTCGTTTAGCTATAAACAATTTAGATAATCCAACTCTGCCGAGAGCAGCTGCATTTGCTGGTTCAGGTTTAGAATCTAATAAGATAAGTAAAATACAAACATGTAATTATAGTGCAATTTCATTTCTATTATCAAGCAATGGAGTATTATATTTTGCTGGTAATCGTGCAAGTGGTTGCGCAAATAGTGGAAGTGCAAGCGCTGGTAATACTTTAGTATGGACAAATGTTGGTCTGCAAGGCAGAGTACATGACTTTTTCATTATTGATGATGCAAATCTTACTCGCATATTTGTAATTACTGAAACAGCTACAAATAGTGGTATTTTTGAAATTTATGCTGGAGGAGTAAATACTGGTTATGTGCTTGGTACAAGTGTATCTTTAAATGCAGCAACACCAAAATATGCTAAACTTATCTTTCCAGAAAATCCAGATAATATTGTTAATATAGCTGGTGCGATGAATCAAACATATATATTATGTAAAGATGAGGGTGAAGATATTGGAAGAGTCTATGTTACAGGCACAGAAGTAACACGATCATATTTCCCAGTTTCAACTGTACTCAAAACATTTCCTCAATTTAAGAAGATTGATCGTGATATTCTATAAGATAAATAAACTCATATGCCTAGTCTAACACCATCTCGAATTATATTACGCCATAGCAATGTTCCTGGAGCAAAACCAGTTGATAGTGATTTATTGCTTGGAGAATGCTTCATTAACATTCCTGATAATAAACTCTATTATAAAAATCGTGATGATCTTGTTAATCCGATTGTTGAAATAAATTTAACAACATCAGATGATTTGCTACATGTTCGCGATGTTAATTTAACACCAGATGGTGACTTGATCGCAATCTATTCTGACAATAATGACAAGCCGCTTGGTAATGTTAAGGGACCAGCTGGACGAGGTCTTGCTATTGATGGTGTAGTTGATTATGTTAATCAATTGCCTACATCGTCAACATCACCGCCTATAGCCAATATTTTAAATAAAAATGGCACACTCTTTATTGTTCGTTTGGGTGTAAGCAGCGTATCATTATTTTCTCCAACTGGACCACGAATCTATAGCTATAGTACCTCTGGCAGCGGAACATGGACTGAATTGGTTGGAGCAACTGTTGCCGCAAGCGGTGCAAACGGTGCAGATGGTAATACAATAATTAGTGGTACGATATCAACACCATCTGGGGGTGCTGATGGTGATTATTATCTTGATAGAATTAATTATGTATTATTTGGACCAAAAAGTGCTGGAGATTGGCCATCACCCGGTGTTAGTTTAAAAGGTCCAAATAGTTTAACAGTTTCTACGACTTCAGATGGTACTGCCGTATTGGATATTGACTCAGTAGAAACAAATGATATAACAATTGCTGATGCAGTAACATTTAATAATGAAACATTTAATTATGGATCAGGTGTAGCAACAGCACATCGTACTGCATTAGGTTTAAGTAGCGGAACTGCAACAATAAATGTCGCATTACTTGGAGTCTATCCTAACGGATCAATCACTCTAGCAAGCACAAATTCAGGTGGTGTAGTATTGCTTAACGGACAATTAGCAACTGATTCTAGGAGTATAGGTTTTCCAAATGCAAGCGGTACTGTTGCATTAACTGCAAGTATGACAGGAGTTCCCGACAAGCTTACAAATGGAACTGTTGCAGGAACTCTTACAATTAACTCTATGAGCTATACATATGGCACTGGAGCAGCAGCAGCTCACCGCACCGCATTAGGCTTAGGCACTGCAGCAACTTCAGCATCAACGGCATTTGCAGCTGCATCACACAGTCATGGTAATATTACAGCGGCGGGTGCAATTGGCAGTACTGCAGATCAAGTTGTAACTACAGGACCTGGTGGAGTATTAACCACAGCTTCACGAAGTGGTATTGATACGGCTGCACTACAAGCTCGTTTAAATACTGCTCCAAATCAATTAGAGCCTGCGGATGAAGGGCGTGTATTATTATTGCAATATGGCGATTCTGTATGGTTTAAAGACAATAACGATATTAGCATTCTTTTAGCTGGATCTGGAGATCAAGGTGGCGGCACCTATACATTATCTGAAAGTATTGTTGGAGGAACTTACGGTGCATTTACTGGATCAAATACCGTTACGGTTCCTGCTGGAACATACACTGTAACTATTTCAGCTTCCAATTTCATCACACAGTCATGGGGATCTCATAATATTAATTTAAAAGGGACTCCTAACTACGGTGCTACATTTTCAGGAGGCACACCAGACACGCTGTATCTTCTTCAGCCTGATACTTCAAATGAAAACTTAAGTGCTCAGTTTGCATTAGCCAATCCATCTAGTTGGCCAAATCAAAGTGGTACTATTAGTGTAACAGTTACTGAAGAAACAGAATTTTATTTAGAAGGAAATTTACCAAATGAAGGAGATACGGTCGATATAACAGTAACATTTGAATAAGCATGACAGACAAAGAACTAAAATGGAATAAGGATACGCTCGCTTGGACTGAAAGAATTGGTGGTGTAGCGGTTGGAGATGTAAGACTGGCAGCCGGTGAGCGTGATCGTTCGTTGTTTGCACAAACACTTGTACTCTTACGTGAAGCAGAAGATCTTTTGACAACAGAAGCTGAAAAGATTGCATTCAGGACTAGTCAGCAAACTATCGCTGACATTAATGGCGTGCCTCATACGTTGAGTGTAACTGAATTGCGTGAGTTACTTGTACAATATGGACTAAACTATAGAACACTTTGGCTTGCAGCAAATATCACAGACTGATTGATGTAAAATCTATATAAATAGAAACATGGCTTTCTATACAGATATTATTATTGATCAAGGCTCTGCATATAATGCAACGCTGCCGGTATTGACATTAAATAATTTGCCGCTAGATCTCACCACTTATTCTGGTCGAGGTCAGATTCGTCGCAATTATAAAGCGACTCTTGCGGTTAACTTTCTTGTTGAGGTATATGGCGATCCCGAGGATGGACTTGTGAGAATTAGTCTAACGCCGACTCAAACTGCAGCTATGAAAGCAGGACGATATGTTTTTGACATTGAAGTTTATACTGCAAATAACAATGACGTTATGCGCGTTATTGAAGGTCAAGTTACAATCACACCGCGAGCAACACAACCATCTAGTTGAAACTAAAAAGTTATGCCTGAAATATTACCACCAGTTTTAATTAATAATAATCCTAATTTGATTACGCCAGCATTACAACAGGCTGGAAATTATATTGGTCCATTATTTCAAAATGGCACACAAGGTCCTCCTGGTCCAAACACTATTACTTCGTTAACACAAAGTGATGGTACTGCAATTATTTCGATATCAGGATTAACTATTGGTAATAGTTTAACATTAAACGCACAAAACTATAGCTATAGTGCAAATTCATTGCTTGCTCATCGTACTGCTTTAAATATTGACAGACTTAATAATACAAGTGATGCAGAAAAACCAATAAGTACAGCGACTCAAACTGCACTAAATAATAAAAGCAATGTAGGTCATACTCATAGTGCATCAAATATAACAGATTTTAATGCAGCTGCAAGCGCAGCTGCTCCTGTTCAAAGTGTTAATACTCGTGGTGGTGCAATTGTCTTAACTAAGAGCGATGTTGGATTAGGTAATGTTGATAACACGAGTGATGCCAATAAACCGATTAGTAGCGCAACACAAACTGCGCTAAATAATAAAGTTGATATAGTTGTTGGCAAAGGTCTATCTGACGAAAATTATACGTCAGTCGAAAAGTCAAAATTAGCGGGCATTGCTGCAGGTGCAGAAGTCAATGTAAATGCAGATTGGACTGCTACAAGTGGAGACTCTGCAATCTTAAATAAGCCAACTCTTGGAACTGCTGCTGCAGCCTCAACTAGTGATTTTGCAACAGCTGCACAAGGTGATCTTGCTGATAGTGCATTACAACCTGAGAGTGTAAATTATCTTGGCACATATAATAATGGAGCTGATTATAATCCAGGTGATGTTGTGCTCTATGCTGGAATTCTCTATATAAGAGTACTAGGAGCAAATCCAGGTTATCCACCAGGCACTAGCTATTGGACAGAATTTGAACCAGAGATTGGTTCTCCAGCATATGACTTATATGTACAAACTACATTAAACAATAAATCAAATGTTGGACACTCTCATGCCTCATCAGATATAACCGATTTTAGTAGTGCTGCAAGCGCTGCTGCACCAATACAAAGCATTAATACTCGTGTTGGTGATATTACATTAAGTAAGAGCGATGTTGGATTAGACAATGTTGATAATACAAGCGATGCTAATAAACCAATTAGCAGCGCAGCACAAACTGCATTAAATAATAAAGTTGATGTCGTCACTGGCAAAGGTCTGTCTGATGAAAATTATACTTTAACTGAAAAGTCAAAATTAGATGGAATTGCAGCAGGAGCAGAAGTCAATGTAAATGCAGATTGGAGTGCAACAAGTGGAGATGCACAGATCTTAAATAAGCCGAGCACAGTCGCAGGATATAACATAACTGATGCGGTAGCAACAAGTGGAGCCCAACACATCGACGGTGTTAAAACTTTTAGCAGTTCACCACTTGTTCCAAACTTAACAGTCGACTCTTCAAGTTCAGCTGCAGTAAATAAAGCATATGTTGATAATACTGCAGCAGGCATTCACGTTCACGCTGAAGTTCATGTTATACTTAAAAACAGCACACTAGCAGCTGCAACTGGTGGCACTGTCGCCTACACAAATGGAAACGATGGAGTTGGTGCAAAACTTATAGTGACAGGAGGAACGAGTGTTGTTGATGCATTAAATACTGCATGCGGAAATGATCCTGACTTGACAATTGGCGGGCGTGTAATTATAGCAGGTGAAACTAATGCCGCATGGAATGGCATATATACAATCAGCGCAACACGTGAATTAACACGTGCAACCGATGCCGATACTCCAGCCAAAATGAATGGTGGAGATTTTGTATTTGTTACTCACGGCACAATACACGCCGACACTGGATGGATATGCAGCGAGCCTGTAACAAGTGTAGGTGTTAGTCCTGTTATCTTTGTACAATTTAGCGGCAGTGGAGCATATGATGCAGGCGTTGGTTTACAACGTGATGGCACACTCTTTAGTGTTAAGACACCAGTTGGTGGAGCAATCGTTGCTGACAGTAACGGCATAAATCTTGTAGCCAGTGGTGTAACACCCAACACATATGGCAGCTCAACACAAAGTGCAATAGTAACAGTAAATGATAAAGGACTTGTTACGAGTGCAAGCAGTTCAACAATTACTCCCGCTGTTGGCAGCATTACTGGTCTTGGAACAGGGGTGTCGTCTGCATTATCTACAACAACAAATACAGGCAGTGGATTGGTTACTGTTGATGGGAATGCTACATTAACAAATAAGACTCTTGTGGCGCCTAACATTGGAGCAGCAACTGGAACTTCACTATCACTCTCTGGAAATTTAACAGTTGATACAAATACATTGTTTGTAGATAGCGCTAATAATAGAGTTGGGATTGGAACCGCAACTCCAGGTACTGCTAAATTGGTTATTAGAAATGATAATGACAGTGTAAATTGGCTTTTACAAACACAAAATGATAATGGAAATACAAATTCATTATTCACTCAAAATGGAGCAGGTGATTTTGTTTGGAACGGTTATAGAAATGGAACGTCATTAGGTTCCCCAGAATTAGCTTTAAATACAAATGGTAATTCATTTTTAAATGGAGGTAATGTTGGTATTGGTACTGCATCACCTGCGACAAAATTCCACGTTAGTGAAGGAATATCAAGATTTGACAGAAGCGGTGTTGTATTTGACATAACACCAAACTATACAGGCTTAGGAAACGTTGCATTAGATGTTACAACAAATAATGGTATTATTTTTAGAACTAATAATATTGATAGAGCCGTAATTTCAAATACAGGCAGTGTCGGTATTGGTACGATAACACCTACAGCTGGCTACACACTGGATGTAGTTGGAGCTGCTAAAATTAGTGGTAATATACTATGTAATGGTAGCATATTATATTTAAACGCACAGCAAGTTCTCACTCAAGGAACTAATTCATTAACACTAGGAGCGGCTACATATTTTACAACAATCAATTATGGTAACGCTTCAACAACAGTTCATAATTTTGCTGCTGGTAAAGTTGGCATTGGAACAACATCACCAGGTGTTAATTTACAGGTTACACCATTAGTAAATAATTCTACTCCTTTAAATGGTAGTGCTACTGGAGCGTTTGCTATAACTTCTGTAGATAGACTTTACGGGTTATATGGTGGAGTTAATGGTTCTGGGTGGTCGTGGTTACAAGCTGGTAGAAATGATAGTGTAGTATTTTATAACTTATCTTTGCAAGCTAATGGTGGCAATGTTGGGATTGGTACGACATCACCTGCTGAAAAACTAACAGTATCTGGAAACATAAGTGCATCTGGAACCATCATTACTAGTAATTATAATCCAGCATCAAATGTTGCAACATTTCTTGCAACTCCCACAAGCGCGAACTTAGCTGCTGCTGTTACAGATGAAACGGGAACAGGCGCATTAGTTTTTGCAAATACGCCGACACTTGTAACGCCAAATATTGGAGCAGCAACTGGAGCTTCGCTTAATATAACAGGCGATTTAACTGCATCTGGTACAACTAATTCATTACCAAACCAAACTCTTTCAGTTGCTGACAACACTCGAATCCTTACACAAAAAACAAGTGCAAGAGACGATATGTGGAGTGTATGGCAAAAACGTCGAATCCCATATAACCTTTCCTCTGCCGTTGGAACTTCTTTTAGTGCTTCGGGCGGTAACTCTGGAATGTTGTATAGTGTTGCATGTGGAACTTCTGCTATAGGCAGGGCTGGTTCATTTGGTGAAACTGGCATGACTTCGAATCCAGGTCAAGGAGCTTCTTGGAGTATTCCATCTTCTTTTGCTGTTTCTTTTGGTTTTTACAGTTTAATGGTTAACAATACGCTTACATCAAATAATATTACCAGTGGCAGCACTACTTTTACAATTTCTACTTCTAATCATGCAATTTCAGTAGGTCATAGAATTTGGTCTTCCGCTTTTCCAGAAGAAACTTATGTAAGCGCAGTCAGCGGCACAAGTGTGACTGCTACACAAGCAGCTTCATCTACTCCAACCACTCCTCATACTGTTGTATTTTCACCTGATCAAATAGCAAGAGTAGTTCTCGGCACAAGCAACTTAGTTGCAAACTATACATTAGAATGCCCAAATGCTAGAGAGTCGTTTAATACCCCAGTTGGGGCATCTATTGGTGCTACATCTTTACAAATAAACTCTAACATTGTAAGCACAGGTGTTGTTAATATGTGGAGCGGTCAGCCGTATTTTATTCTCACTACTACAAATGCTAGTATTAGCAACGCAAATGGCACTACATTTTATGCAGCATGTGCAAATTTTCCAGTTAGTGCTACCGCTTTAAGTGTTTTAAGATGTGATAACGCAACAGGAACACCTACCACTACCACTGGCACATGGACTGGACCAGGAACAAATCAAATCGTCGTTGGCGTTGCAAACAATATTATTGCAGGTCAAACTGTAAGTGGACTAGGCATTCCACAAAATACAACTGTGCAGTCTGTATCTGGAACAACCATTACATTGAATCAAATGATTACAAGTTCTGGTTCTGGTGTTGCTCTTTATTTTGGGTATCAAAGAATTTATGTTGATCAAAATGCGACAGCTACTGCAACAGGTCAGGGCTGTGGATTTATTGCAAAAAATGTATTAAGCTCCTATGCATATGGTCGCGGAATTACAGGAGGAACAACAATCACTAACATTATAAATGGACCTATAAGTGGATTTAACTTAGTCATAAGTAATGCTCTAACAAAAGCTTATGTAGCTGGTGTGCCTATTGCGATAAACTTAGCTAATAGCCCTACCGCATTAAACAATTGCATATTTATGGATTTTGGGGCTGATCCAAGTGATGGCTATTTGAAAGTTAGGCTTGGATATATGAACAATGGATTGATTACCTATTCAGCGTGGACAAGCTTTCCAAAGGGCAATATTATATCTTCATATAATAACTTTTTTCAAGCAGTCATTGACTATAATGCGGCAACTGATAAATTAAGATTATTCGTCGATAGAAATGGTGATATAGTTACATTTGGCAATCCTAAAGATGTACCAAAACCACCATCAACTCCAACAATTACAATGACTGGAGTATCAACATTAAATGATAAATTTACTAACATTTATTTTGGAACTCATATTTACGGAAATAGTGTTAATACTCTAGCAACTACGACAATAGCAAGATTTGATGTAAGACAATTAGATTACTTCCCATTTCAAACATTTATAGATTAAAAGATATGAACCTAACAACTAAAACACAAAAACAATTAGCAGCAGTCGAGGCGCATGGAGATACATGTGTACGCTCTTTGATTTCATTTGCAGAATGTCTTAATCGCGCTCATGCCGACTTTTGGTCTAAGCCTGATAACGAACTTCAAGAGTTCTTACAAGCGCTGTTGGATGATGGCAATTTGGCAACTCTGTTTGAAGATCATGAATATTATGCGACTATGACTAACTCTATTCTACAAAGATATGGTGTTTCTCCTGTTTGCAAAACTGGTGCATTAAAGGCATTTAGTATTGATGATGGAGTAGTAGTAATTACACAGCCTGTAGTTGAGCCTGAACTTATTGTTGAGTCTCAAGTAATTGAAGAGGTTGTAAACCCAGAGCCTCCGTTGCCAGATATGAGTGAGCCGATATAATTTTATAAATAGCATATATGGAATCATTAGACTATCTTCAAAAAGCTGTTAGAGATCTTTTAGGTCAACCTGTTATTTCGCGTCAGCTTACAGCTGGTGCAAGCAGTTCAAATACTTTTCTAACACCAACTTGCCGACGTATTAGTATTCGTGCAACAGGTGGTAGTGTACGTTATCTTATTGGTATAGTAACTCAAACTGCAACATCAGCAAGTCATTTTATTGCACAAGATGAACGTCTCGATCTACGTGTACCACTTAATGCACAAATTGCAATTATACGTGGGGGAGGTTCTGATGCAGTTCTTGAAGTAAGCGAATTGGACTAAGATGCGATTACGATCAACAAAATCTAGTTCAACTGGCTATAATGTTAGCTCGGGTGCATTTGGAATTGGCAGTGATAATCCTGCAAATGCTGCCGAACCGGATGCTACAGCGTGGGTACTAATGGACGGACCATGGTATAATACACCAGGTGAGCCAAATTCTGGATTTATCGGTGGTCAAAGTTGGAGAAAAATGGCTCCTATTGGATATGCGCCATATGGCAATGAAACATATGTTTACGGTGATGAAGTTGTAAGATATGAAACAGGTGTTTGGCTATATTTAAATACGACTCTTGGAGAAATTGCACGAGCTTATAGTTATGAGCAATATCCTTGGTTGGCAACAACCTGGAATAATAGTTTCTCTGCAGCAAAAATTACCGCTGCATATGTAAAGACAACAAATTATCCTGCAGTTCCATAAGTAATTACTAATAAATTAAAAACATAAATAACATTATGCCTCAAGTAACTCAAAATATTGATAATTTTATGACAGCATCGACTCTCAGCGAGTCGCGTAATGCTTTAAACCAATTAGGAGCATATACTATTGATTATAGTCCGCTTGCATATCCGATTGTTTTTTTCTTAGCAGTAACAACTGTATCTGGTGTAAGTTCTATTATTAGCACTGAGTTTCCAACAAATGCTGTTATAAGCATTTTAAATGCAATAGCTGGATTAGGATCAACTCCGGCACTTGAGTTTTATCAATTAGTGCCAGTTATTCTTGAAGATATTCTTTATGATACTGACTATGTTGTGCCAGCAGATTTTGCTGAGAATGGTGGCCGTGCCTGGAAAAAAATTGAGCTAGCTTATTGATAATCTGCTAGCTCCCCCCTTAACATATGAAACCGACCTGAGCCGGCTTTAAAATATAGTTTATCTCCATCCTCATTATAAATTTCGATATATTCAACTGTTCCACAACCGAGTTTCCAGAATAGCTGTTTGTAATTGTCATTGATAGATATACGTTTCATAATCTTAATATTGTTATTTTTATAAATAGTATTTATATGGAAGATATTAAAGCTTTGGCCAAAGAATTTGTTGAGCGCGGTTGGATTATCGCATTGATTGGTGCGGCGGCCATGGCTGCTCGTCTTATGAGTAGTACTGTTAAGCTAAGTCTATTTGAACAGCTTAAACGTGTATTCAGTGCGAGTGTTACTACTAGTATTGCCTGGACTATATTAGAGCACACTGATCTTAGTAGTTTTCATAAAGCACTTATCTATGGCATCATTGGTGTTATAACACCAGAGATCATTGCAGGCATTGTTAAGCTTGGCAAAATGTTTCAGAAAGATCCTGAAAAGTTTATTAAATAAGGCATAAATAGTCTTATGGCAAGACCTAGTACAAGACAAGAACTGGCCGACTATTGTTTGCGAGCACTCGGTGCACCAGTTATGGAGATTAATATTGATGATGATCAATTAGAAGATCGCATTGATGAAGCGATTCAATTCTGGCAAGAATATCATAGTGATGCAGTTGTGCGTACATTACTTAAACACGAGATAACTCAGCCTGATCTTGATAATAATAAGATTAGCAATTTGCCAGAGAATATACTAAGTGTCACACGAATACTTAGTTTTAATGATACTAGCAGCGCAAGTATGTTTAGTGCTAAATATCAGATGTTTCTTAATGACGTATATGGCCTAAGAAATCCAGGCGGCATTATTAACTATGAGATGACAAGTCAATATATTAGTCTTGTGCAGAATATTATTACTGGTCATACTGGTCAATTAAGCTATGCTCGCCATATGGACACTATTGAATTTCATGGTCTATTGCGAGATAAAACAAAGGTTGGTGACTTTATTATTATTGAATGCTATACAAGCGTTGATCCTAATAGCTATCCAGATGTTTATAATGACATGGCTCTTAAAGAGCTATTAACGCTGCTAATTAAAAAACAATGGGGTCAGAATCTTAGCAAGTTTGAAGGCATGCAATTACCAGGTGGTGTGACAATTAGTGGTCGTCAGATTTATGACGATGCTGTCACAGATCTTAAAGAACTTAAAGAAAGATTTGATCTTTTCTATAGCAATCCTGTTGACTTTTTTGTTGGATAAATTATGCCTACTAATCAATATTTCCAGAATGGTCAGAGATCAGAAAAGGAACTCTATGAAAATTTAATCATTGAGGCTATTAAGATCTATGGCACGGACGTCTATTACATACCACGTCATATTGTAACAAAGGATAATATCTTAAATGAAGATCTGCTAAGCAATTTCAGCCATAGTTTTAAGATTGAAATGTATGTTGAAAGTATTGATGGCTATGAGGGTGATGGCAAGTTACTTGGTAAATTTGGTCTTGAGATAAGAGATCAAATGAATCTTATAGTTAGCAAACGTCGTTGGACTCAAGACGTTGGGCGCTATGGCATGGCAGCTAATAACAATCGACCAACTGAAGGCGATTTGATATTCTTTCCGCTTAGTCCAATTAAGAAACTATTTGAAATCAAATATGTGGCAAATGAAAAACCCTTTTTACAACTAAAGGATGCACCGATCTGGACACTCACATGTGAACTTTTCGAATATGAAAGTCAAAACATAAACACAGGTGTGCACGAGATTGACAGCATTGAATATAATAACAGCGATAGCAATATTTTTGAATATAACTCTACAACTGCAACTGGTGAGTTTCTTGCTGGTGAAAGTCTAACATTCACATATCTTACAACAAGCGGTCTTGTTAAATTCTACAAATATAAACTTGATGAAGATAAGAATCAAATAGTTGTTGGTGTGCCAACCTTTATGAGCGGTGCACCCACACAACTTGGTGTTGGCACAGTCTTTACTGGCACAAAATCAGGTGCTACTGCAACAGTTATAGATAGCTATGTCATTGGTGACAATAATGATTTGCTATTCACTAATGATCGCATGAGCCAAAATAGCAAATTCAAACAAACAGCAATTGAAGAGGATTTTATTGATTTCTCTGAAGATAATCCATTTGGGGAGCCCAGTTAAGCCATGATGAGTCGCGAATATTATTATAATAAAACCATTAAAAAGACTGTAGCTATTTTTGGCACACTTTTTAATGATATAAAGATTGTACGTCCTGCCGAAAATGGTGGTGGTTCTGGTACAGTTCGTGTGCCATTAACCTATGCACCAATTGAACGCTATCTCTCACGTATTAATGCTAAAGGTCCAAGCGATGCTATTAGTATCAAATTGCCTCGCATGAGTTTTGAAATAACAAGCATGAATCTCGACACAGAGACAAAGCTTAATCGTATGAATCGCACTGTACAGCAGGATGGCGATGGCAATAATGTTAAAATATGGCAAGCTGTGCCATATATCTTAAACTTTAGTCTTAGCATTATAAGTCGTGGTCATGACGAAGCAATGCAAATTGTTGAACAGATTCTGCCATATTTCAATCCAACATATAGTGTTACTGCAAAGGGTCTAGAAGGTCCCGATAGTTTGACTGATATACCTGTTAGTCTAACTGCTGTTAACAAAGATGACTCATATGAAGGTGATTATGAAAATAGTCGACGAACCGTCATTTATACACTTGACTTTGATGTGCGTGTTAAATTCATTAGCTCACCCGTTAATCTCAGTGGAGGTGGATTAATTACCGCAGTTGATGTTAGCTATTTTGATATTGATAGTGAGTCTAGTGCAAATCCCCTAGAGTCAACACGAACACGTGCACATTATGAGGATCAAACATCTCTTGATGAAAGCTTTGAGATTGAATATTTTGGAGAACAATTTCCTCCTATACCTGTAATTTATGAAAACCGACCAATCCCATAAAAGTGAGTTAATGAAAAACTTGACTGGTCAGCTTGAGATTATGATGCCAGCTCCAGCTCCTCCAAAGATTTTAACGCCTGAGCCAAGTGATGAAGCACTAATAAGTGATGCGCAAGATGATTTTGAATATGCTCGAGTACGCATGAAAAAACTTCTCGAGACAAGCGATGAGGTTATAAGTAACTTACATGCACTTGCTACTGATGCTGAACATCCTAGAGCATATGAGGTGCTTGGCAATATGATCAAACAAAGTGCTGAAATGAATCAGCAGCTGCTTGATCTTCAAAAGCAGCGTAAAACTTTGATCAAAGGCAATAAGCCTAATGAGGCAAATAGTACAACAAACAATGCAATTTTTGTTGGTACAACTACTGAACTTCAAAAATTCTTAAGTAATCAAAATCAACAGGCATAGATAAGCTGCAGCTATCGTCTTCATTTCATTCAGCCGAAGGTGCATGGCACCTATTATACACAATGTTGAAAGTTTGTAAACAAAAAAATGCAAAATAATTCATATAATGGAAACCCCAAAATAAAAGCAGATGGGGTACAACAAAATTTTACAGCACATGAAGTGAGTGAATATATTCGCTGTCGTGATGATGTCGAATATTTTTGTAAGAATTATGTAAAGGTCATTAGTCTGGATCATGGGCTCGTGCCATTTGAATTACGTGGCTATCAAAGCAATCTTGTAAAACACTATAGTGCTAATCGATTTAGTATTGTTTTGGCTCCAAGACAAAGTGGTAAGAGTGTGACTAGTGTTGCATGGCTATTACACTATATGGTTTTCAACGCAGATAAAAAGGTTGCAGTACTCGCAAATAAAGGGGCAACTGCCCGCGAGATGTTAAGCCGCTTTACTCTTATGCTTGAAAATCTGCCATTCTTTTTGCAGCCCGGTGTGAGAGTGCTTAATAAAGGTAATATTGTATTTGCACATAATAGCGAGATTATTGCCGCTGCAACAAGCAGCAGTAGTATTCGAGGCATAAGTGCAAACATTATTTTTCTTGATGAGTTTGCCTTTGTGCATAAAGCTGAAGAATTTTATACAAGTACATATCCTGTAATTAGCTCTGGTAGTGATACAAAGGTTATTATTACAAGTACACCAAATGGTGTCAGCAATATGTTTTATAAACTATGGCAAGGCGCAATTAGTAACAGCAATGAATTTAAACCATTTACTATTAATTGGCGAGATGTGCCTGGTCGAGATGACGATTGGCGTGCTAAGACAATTGCAAATACAAGTGAAGCACAGTTTCGACAAGAGTTTAGTTGCGAATTTGTCGGCAGTGCAGATACACTAGTAAATAGCACATGCTTGCTTGGCATGCAAGCACAAAGTCCAATTAATATGCAGCATGATATTGCTTATTATGAGGCGCCGCAAGAAGATCATGCCTATATACTTGTAGCTGATGTTAGTAAAGGTCGTGGACAGGATTATAGTACCTTCTCAGTAATTGACATATCATCAAAACCGTTTAAGCAGGTTTGTACCTATCGCAACAATACTATTTCACCGTTGCTATTTCCTAATCTTATTGTTCGCGCAGCAACACAATATAATCAGGCACTTGTTATTATTGAAAACAATGATGTTGGTCAGGTTGTGTGCAACGCTGTTTATTATGACTATGAATATGAAAATATGTTTACAACAAGTGCTGTTAAGAGTAACGGCATTGGCGTTGTCATGACAAAAAAGGTTAAACGCGTTGGTTGCAGCAATCTAAAGGATTTGTTAGAAGGCAATAAACTACACATTGTTGATGCCTATACAATCAGTGAGCTCGCAAATTTTGTACCAAAGGGTGATAGCTTTGCCGCAAGTGAAGGTGCACATGATGATAGTGTTATGAATTTCGTACTCTTCTCTTGGTTTGTGAGTACAGATGTATTTAATGGCATGAGTGATACTGACCTGCGCGAATTACTATATAGTGAAAAGATGCTTGAGATGGAAGAGGATTTGCCACCATTTGGTTATGTTTCAACGACAACATCAATGGGCAGTGCATATGACCAACTAATAGATAATGCAAGAGAGTGGCATACACTTTGAAAGTGTATAATTTATAAATAAGCTTGTGAGTCATAAACTTAGTATGCAATAAACTTATTAACAACAACTGAAAGGAAACAAATATGGGATTTTTAATATCACCTGGAGTAGAAGTCAAAGAAACAGATTTGACAAATATCATACCCGCACTAGCAACAAGCGTTGGTGGTTTTGCAGGGTTTTTTAGATGGGGACCAGTTAACACACCAGTTAACGTTGGTTCTGAAACCGACCTAGCTCTCTTATTCGGAGCACCAACCACAAAGGTTGATGATCTTGAAAGAAGCTTCTTAACTGCTGCAAGCTATTTGAAGTATAGCAACACATTACGTGTTGTTCGCGCAGATGATAGCAGCACAAATGCTCATAGCGGAAATGACTTTACAGCTGATTATGGTTATGGTTATAATGCAAATGGTACAGGTATTAGCCCAGCTCTTAATATTAATAATATTGGTGACCTTTCAAATAGTCAAACTGCATTACGTACAGCGCGTGTAAGATTTGTTGCACGCTATACTGGTGAAATTGGAAATTCTATTGGTGTTGTTGCTATTGATTCTAATACTGCCGCTAATGAAATACCATTAGCTGTTAGATCTGCAAAAACATATAATCCAACATCTACAGACTGGAGCGTTGCTAAGGCAGCTTTATTGAACAAAACAGTAGAAAATGATGAAGTAACAATTATTGTTTATGATAGACTTGGTCTTATTACTGGCTCTGCTGGTGAAATTCTTGAAGTTTATCAAGGTCTTTCTTATTTTACTGGTGCCAAAAATTCTTCAGGCCAATCAATCTATTGGGCAGATGTACTTAACAACAGCTCAAGCTATGTTTGGGGTGTAAACTTCAGCGGTGATAAGAGTGGCTTAACCAATGCGGAATATGCAAATTATTGGACAGCTGAACTATTTGGCGGAGAATATCAATTTGAAGGTGGAACTGATGCATCAAGTTTTGACGAAGATGATTTAGTTACAGCTCTGGGACAATTTGAAAATACAGAGTCGATTGATATTAACTTTGTTTTTGCACATAATTTTGCAAATAATACTACACAAAAAGTAGTTGATGATAAGCTTATTGAGCTTGCAGATACAACACGAAAAGACTGCTTAGCTTTTATTAGTGCGCCATTATCAATTTCAACTGTTTCAGTTGATTCTACAAAGCTTACTGATGTTAAAGCCAAGTTCTCTAATCTTTCCAATGCATCAAGTAGTTATGTTGTGTTTGATAGCACTCCAGTTTATGTTTATAATCGCTATCGTGACGCATTTGCATGGATTCCTGCTTGCGGACATATGGCTGGTCTTTGCGCTAAGACAGATCGTTTAGCTGATCCTTGGTTTAGTCCTGCGGGCTTTAATCGCGGCAATCTATTGGGTGTAACAAAACTTGCTTATAATCCAAAACAAGCTGATCGCGATGATTTGTATACTGCTCGTATTAATCCACTTATTAGCAGCCCAGGCAATGGCATTATTCTCTTTGGTGATAAAACTGCACAAGCTAAACCTGGTGCGTTTGACCGCATCAACGTTCGCCGTCTCTTTATTACAATTGAAAAAGCAATTGCTACTGCAAGTAAATTCTTGCTATTTGAACTTAACGACGAATTTACTCGTGCAGCATTTAGAAATGCGGTTGAGCCATATCTTCGTGAAGTTCAAGGTCGTAGAGGTATCATTGACTTTAGAGTAGTTTGTGACGAAAGTAACAATACTCCTGAAGTTATTGATACTAATAGATTTGTTGGTACGATCTTTATCAAGCCATCTAAGAGCATCAACTATATCACTCTAAACTTTGTAGCTGTTCGTACAGGTGTATCGTTTGAAGAAGTTATTGGCACAAACATACTATAAATAATAAAGAATAACAATAAAATACTATGAGTAATATTTCTCAATTTAAAAGTAATTTTGCCGGAGGCGCAAGACCAAACCTATTCAAGTGTGTAGTTGATTTTCCAAGTATAGCTGGAAATACAAATACAACACGTAAAGCTAGCTTTATGATTAAAGCTGCTAGTATTCCTGCTAGTACAATCACAAAGATTGACGTACCATATCGTGGTCGTAATTTAAAGGTTGCAGGTGAACGTACATTTGAAGACAACTGGACTGTTACAGTCTATAATGACACAAGTTTTGATTTGCGTAACGCATTTGAAAAATGGATGAATAGCATTAACTCTCACAGTCGTAACTTTGCGGCTGATGCTGCAGTTGGTGCACCATTAAATTATATGCGCGATTTGCAAGTAGTTCAACTTGACAAGAGCGGTCGCAGTGAAGATATTGGCATTGCACAATATCGTTTTGTCGACGCATTTCCTGTTAATGTTAATGCAATTGAGCTCAGCTATGAAACTGACGAAGTCGAAAGTTTCGAAGTTGAATTTGCATATCAATACTGGGAAAGAGTTGGTAACGAAGTTATTACTGACTAATCAGTAATGTATTTTAGCGGGGGTGAAAAACCCCCGCGTATATATAGTTTATGAAGATTTTTGGATTCGAAATAGGTAAAGCTGTAGACACTGGAAAGTCAAAAACAATCGAAGGCTTTTCCACCCCAATTTCAACTGACGGCACCATTGAAATCAATGGCAGCATGACTAGTGCCTATTATGGGCATGTGCTGAATATGGATGACATTAACGTCAACGATGAAAAAGGTCTTATCCTAAAATATCGTATGGCAGCAGCTCAGCCTGAGTGCGACCTTGCTGTTAGCGATATTGTTAATGCATCAATTATTAGTGACAATGATAAAACACCTGTTACACTAACACTTGATAGTCTTGACTATCCAGATGAAATTAAAAGAAGGCTACGCGATGAGTTTGATAACATCGTTAAGATGTTGAACTTCAACTTTGATGGCCATGATATTTTCCGCCGTTGGTATATTGACGGCAAACTCTATTATCACCTTGTTGTTGATAATGAAAAAATTGAAAAGGGTGTTCAAGAGATGCGTCTTATTGATCCTCTTAAAATGAAAAAGGTTAAAGAGGTAACGACTCGAACAAACAAAGAAACTGGCACTCGTGTTAAGTTTATTAGTGATGAATATTATCTCTACACTGAAGATATTCATACTAGCAGCGATGCGTTAAAAATCCATCCTGATAGTATATGCTATGTGCCAAGCGGCATACTTGATGAAAGCGGCGCGTTTTCAATTAGCTATTTGCATAAGTGCATTAAGCTGGTGAATCAGTTGCGTATCATGGAGGATAGCTTGGTTATCTATCGTATCTCTCGTGCACCAGAACGTCGTATCTTTTATATTGACGTAGGTAACTTGCCAAAGGGAAAAGCTGAAGAATATGTGCAAGGCATCATGGGCAAATATAAAAATAAGCTTGTATATGATGCTAGCAGCGGTGAAGTTCGAGAAGATCGTAAGAGCATGAACATCATGGAGGATTTCTGGTTGCCACGTCGTGAAGGTGGCAGAGGCACAGAGATTCAAACATTGCCAGGCGGAGAAAACCTAGGTCAGATTGAAGATATTATCTTTTTCCAGAAAAAACTCTATAGAGCGCTTAACGTACCAGCTGGTCGTCTTGATAGTGACAATGCCTATAATATTGGTCGTGTCTCTGAGATTACTCGCGAAGAGGTTAAGTTTCAAAAATTCATTAATAAATTGCGCCGCAAATTTAGCTTGCTCTTTATTAATGCACTGCGTGTACAATGTATTCTAAAAAATGTTTGTACAGCTGAAGAATGGAAAATTATTCGTGAGAATATTAGTGTTGACTTTATTGAAGACAACTATTTTAGTGAGATCAAAGAGTTTGAGATCATCAAAGATCGTCTTGAAGTATTGAGCAGCATTGAACAATATATTGGAAAATATTATAGTGAAAAATGGGTACGCAGTAATATTCTCAATCAAAGCGATGAAGATATTGAGCGCATGGATAGCGAAAATGCTGAAGCAAAAGTTGGAGGTAAAAAAGAAGAACCACCTGCTGATGATTTCGGAGGAGATAGTAACATGGATTTCGGAGCACCTGATGAATCTCCTGAGCCCGAAATTGATGCTGGTGCTGAAGAAGAACCGGCGGATGAAGCTCCTCCAGAAGAAGCATAAATTAAACAAATAAATAAAAAGTTATGAGCGAAGTAAAGAGTCTAATACATGATGTAAGGGATAATAAAATGGAGATTGCAAATTTGCGTCTTGATCAAATCCTAAAGGATAAAATTGCAGTTGCGATTGATCAACAAAGGGTTGAAGTTGCAAATAAAGTTTTCAACAGTGAAAGTTGAAAAGTGATTTTATATAAATAAAGATCAGAGATGAAGTTAATTACTGAACATAACGAAAATATTAAATTTCTTACTGAAGGTGAGAAGGGTGATAAGAAATATATCATCGAAGGTATTTTCATGCAAGCAGAGCAAAAAAATCGCAATGGACGTATCTATCCTAAGAACGTTCTTGAAAGTGCGGTTGATCGCTATGTAAAAGAGTATGTTTCAAAAGGCCGCGCTGTTGGTGAACTTAATCACCCAGAAGGTCCAGCAATTAACCTCGATAAAGTCAGTCACCGTATCACTGAATTGCGTTGGGATAAAAACGATGTCTATGGCAAAGCTCTTATCCTAAACACACCTATGGGTAACATTGCAAAAGGTTTGCTTGAAGGTGGTTGTCAGCTAGGTGTATCAAGCCGCGGTATGGGCAGTGTTAGTCAAACTGAAGGCACATCAAAAGTAAATGACGACTTTATTCTTGCTACAGTTGATATTGTGCAGGATCCAAGCGCACCTAGTGCATTTGTTAATGGCATTATGGAAGGTGTTGAATATTTTTACAAAGGCAACGAAATTGTTGCAGTTGCTGCAGAACAAGCAGTTGAAAAAATTAAAAAGCTTTCTAAGAAAAAACTTGTTGAACAACAAGCTAAAATTTTCAAAGATTTCTTAACTGAAATTTCAGTTAAGTTTTAATATATTATGGAATATTTGAATTTAGTATGGGAAAGGTGAAACTATGAGACTGAGGATAACCCTCCTCTCAATAAAGCAAAAACAAAAAGGATGAAACAAAAATCAAAACTAAAAGATCTTATCGAAGATATTGTTGATTCTGATTTGCTCGCTCTTGATGAGTCAGAGTATCAGTCTCATGAAGAATCGCGCGATGAAGATGAGGATGAGGATGAAGATGAAGAAGAAGTAGAGGAATCTGCTGACGAAGAATCTGAAGAGATGGATGAAATGAAATTAATCAAAAGTGCTGAACTCGTTAAAGCTAATTTGAATAATAAGTTCAAAGCTGGTCAAAAAATCGAGATTACTACCAGTCGTCATGACGGTCGTGGCGGTAATGATCAACTTGTTAAGACCTATACAATCGATAAAGTTAATCGTGAAACGCTTGACATTACTGATGAAAAAGGAAACACTTATCGTTTTAATCCTAGCAAAAGTCAAGTCGACAGCATTGAAATCATAAAAGAGGCTGATGAAGATGAAGATGAAGTAGAAGAATCCGCTTATGAAGATGATATGGAAGAATCCAATTATTCTGATGAAGATGATATGGAAGAAGCTGCTGACTCTGAAGAAGACGAAGATGAAGACGAAGATGAGTCTGTAAACGAAGCCATAGATTGGGATCAAGCAATAACTATAAAAGATTTAATTAATTATGTTGTTGTTCCCTTTGCAGGTGCTTCCTTTGCCGCTGCTGGTGCAGCATTTGGTGTTTTAGGTATTGCTAAAACAAAACAAAAAATTAAAGATTGGTTTGCCGATAAAAAAGATGCAGCAGATGCTAAACAATCAGCTAAACTTATCAAAGACGCTATTGAAAAAATTAAAAAAGATTCAAAAGCTCAAGATATGATTGCACAAATTAACGCAAATCCATATAGCAAAACTGGAAGTAATACCGAAAGAAATAAACTCATCAAACCTTATAAAGCTCATCTTAAAGCAATTCTTTCTAAAGAGCAATATGAAGTATTGAATGATATCTATTCTGAAAGCTTGAACGAAGGTCGTAGTGAAAACTTCAAAGTTGATCTTACCAACGTCAGCAATCTAATTGAAAGTGAAGAAGGTCTTACTGAAGAATTTAAGAGCAAAGCTGCACTTATTTTCGAAGCTGAGGTTAAATCACAACTTCATACTATCAGAGAAGGTCTTAAAAAGAATTATACTCGTCGTCTTGAAGAAGCAGTTGCAACTGTTGAAGAATCTCTTACAGAGCAAATTGATGGCTATCTCACCTATGCTGTACAGCAATGGATGAAAGAAAATCAAGTTGCGATTGAAAGCAGCCTTCGTACAGAGATTGCTGAAAATTTCATGGGCTCATTGAAGACTCTCTTCACTGAAAGCTATGTTGAAGTTCCAGCTAGCAAACTCGACCTATTCACAAAACTTGAAGAGGAAAAACAAGAGGTTGAAACCAAACTCGGTCGATCACTTGAACTACTCGGCGGTCTTGTTGAAAAAGTAGAAGATCTATCTCGCGAAAAAGCAATTGAAGAAGCATGTGCAGATTTGACACAAACTGAAGCACTTCGTTTGAAGAAGCTTGCAGAGAGCGTTGAATTTACAAATGAAAACACATTTGCAGATAAGGTTAAAACCCTCAAAGAGTTTTATTTTACGAACAAGAGTTCAAAGAATAAAACAACGAAAACTCTAACCGAAGAAGCTTCATATTCTTATGAAGATTCTGAAATTGAAACAATCGTCGAAGGACAAATTTTAGAAAAAACTAAACTTGACCCTGAGATGTCACAATACCTAAAAGCACTTAACGCAATGAATAAAAGCGTTACTTACTAATTCCCAAACTAAAAAAACAAAATAACTACTATGTTTAAATCAGAAGCACTAGAAAAAAAATGGGCACCTATTCTTGAGGCTGCCGACGCACCAAAATTCGCAGACACATATCGTAAGAGTGTAACTGCAGTTCTTTTGGAAAACCAACAAAAAGCGGCTCGTGAAGCTCGTGAACAAGCACAATACCTAACTGAGACCGATGTTAGCGCCCAAGGCGGTAACTATCAAGGTGCAGGTGTTGATCGCTGGGATCCAGTTCTCATCAGCCTTGTACGCCGTGCGATGCCTAACCTCATCGCTTATGACGTAGCAGGTGTTCAGCCAATGACAGGACCAACTGGTCTTATCTTTGCGATGAAGTCTCGTTACAATAGCCATGACTCAGCAGTAAAAGGTGATGGTCTTGACGCAACTCAAGGCACAGCTAACCCAGAAGCTCTCTTCAACGAAGCAAATACTGCATTCGCTGGTACAGCTGGCACACCAACAGGTGAAGGTCTTTCCCGTTCTGCTGGTGAAGGTAACATTTCCGGCGAAATGGGTTTCACAATCGAAAAATGCATTGTTGAAGCTAAAACTCGTCAGCTTAAAGCTGAATACTCAATGGAGCTTGCACAAGACCTTAAGAGTGTTCACGGCCTTGACGCTGAAACTGAACTTGCTAACATCTTGAGCACAGAAATTCTTGCTGAAATTAACCGTGAGGTTATTGGCAAAATCAACTGGTCTGCAAGCACAGGTGGTATCGGCGGTGACTTTGACCTTGCAGTTGATGCAGATGGTCGTTGGGCTGTTGAAAAATTCAAGTCTCTTCTTTTCCAAATTGAAAAAGAAGCTAACGCGATTGCTAAAGCAACACGTCGCGGTAAAGGTAACTTTGTTATCTGCTCCAGCAACGTAGCTAGCGCTCTTGCAGCAGCAGGTGTACTTGACTATGCTCCAGCATTGTCAACAAGCCTTAACGTTGACGACACTGGCAACACATTTGCTGGTATCATCAATGGTCGCTTGAAAGTGTTTATCGACCCTTACAGCACAGCTGATTATATCACTGTTGGTTTCAAAGGTTCGAATGCTTATGACGCAGGTATCTACTACTGCCCATATGTACCACTTACTATGGTTCGTGCAGTTGATCAAATGAGCTTCCAGCCAAAAATTGGCTTCAAGACTCGTTACGGTCTAGTTGCTAACCCATTCAGCGCAGGTGCAGGTGCTACAAACACTACAGGTGCAATTACTGAAAATACAAACGTTTACTTCCGTAACTTCACTGTAACCAACATTAACGCTGGTGAAGCTGTCTTTAATAATCAATACGGATTCTACAACGGTAATCCTACCCCATAATCCTTAACGTCCCTTTACCTTAGGACGAACCCAGCAGGGGAGCTTAAAGCTCCCCTGCTTTATTTTGCATAAATACTATCATGAGCATTGATAATAGTTTATTAGCCAATTCACAATTTCGAATAGTAATTGGTGGAACAAATGAATTTCCAAAGTTGTCGTTTTTTGCAACCACTGTTAATTTACCGGGTGTGTCTAGCGAAGCGTTATCAACTAAATATAGAAATTTGCCAGGATTTACTTCAGGCAATAGTCTAACATATGATGCTCTTAATTGCACACTACTTTGTGATGAAAAGATGACAGCATATCTTGAATGCTTCTCATGGCTTAAACATAATGCAAAAGATGGATCTGATATTAAAACAACCGACATTACTATTGAAACACTAACAAGTCATTTTAATATTAGTCGTGGCTTTCGTTTTATTAATGCATTTCCAACCAGTTTGAGTTCAATCGAATTTAATAGCAGCGGTGAACCTGGATATGCTAGTTTCGACATAAACTTTAGTTATGACGAATTTGATCTTATATAGATAACTTCATGGATGTTGAAGAGCTATTAAAACAATGGGCAAATGATTCAAAGATTAGTGAGCATGCACTTGATGAAACAACCTTACGATGTGCAATGCTGCATAGCAAATATCTTGAATTCTATACAATTGCTAAACTACGATTAAAAAAGAAAGAGCTCGATCTCGCTATACTTAAAAAAGACAAGTGGTTATATTATAACGGCAAAATGACAAAAGATGAAATGGATGCTAGAGGATGGATATATGATCCGTTTCATGGCATGTCAAAGCCACTTAAGGGTGATATGGATATGTATTATAATACAGACACTGATATCAGCGAGTGTAAAATGGCATGTGAATATATAGGTGTGTATGTTGATACATGCAAAGAAATACTTGATACGCTACGCTGGAGACACCAGACGATCAAGAACATAATTGACTTTAAGAAATTCCAAGCAGGTGTTTAAGCTAACTAAAAAGAATGAAGCAGAGATCTTTGTCAGATGCGCTGATACTGGCGCACTTATGGAGCTCGCTGAGCATTTTACATTTTATGCTGAGGGCTATAAGTTCATACCTGCGTATCGTAACAAACTATGGGATGGAAAAATTAGACTATTTAATTTGAGATCGCATACACTGCCTTATGGTTTAATTGGAGAGGTTGCAAAATTTGCAAAAGAGCGTAATTATAAAATCGAATATGATGATAGTTTGCGAGCACCATTGCCTTCTCGACAAGAGGTGATTGACTATATTTCAAAATTAAATCTGTCTGCTCGAGGAAATAGCATAACTCCTCATGATTATCAAATTGAAGCAGTTGTACAAAGCTTGACTAGCGGAAGAACACTTGTCTTAAGTCCGACTGGCAGCGGTAAGAGCTTGATCATCTATATGCTGCTTCGTTGGTATATTGATCATGAAAGTGAAAAAGCACTTGTTGTTGTGCCAACTACTAGTCTTGTTGAACAGCTCGCCAGTGATTTCTCTGACTATAGCACTCATGACTCTGAATTTGATTCTGAAAAATTAGTGCATCGCATCTATAGCGGCAAAGAAAAAGAAGTTGCTGGAACTCGCGTAACCATCACAACATGGCAGAGCGCAATTACATGTCCTGAGAGTTGGTTCAAAAAATATGGCATGATTGTTGGAGATGAAGCACATCAGTTTAAAGCAAAGAGTCTCAATAGCATTATGAATACGCTAACCAATGCAAGCTATCGCATTGGCACAACGGGCACACTTGATGGCAGCAAATGCAATGAGCGAGTTCTTGTTGGACATTTTGGACCAATATTTAAAGTCACAACAACAAAGGCTCTTATGGAGAGCAAAACACTTGCAGAGTTGACTATACATTGCATTGTGCTTGATTATGATGATGAAGTTAAAAAGGCGGTAAGCAAACTGGATTATGCTAGTGAGATTGATGTCATTATTTCCCACTCTGCTCGCAATAGGTTTATTGTTAATCTAGCTAGAGGCTTAAAAGGCAATACACTTGTAATTTTCAACTATGTTGTAAAACATGGCAAGCCATTGCATGCCGCATTGGTTGCAGCAGAGCCAGATCGCAAGATCTATTATGTCAGTGGCGAAACAGATACTGATGTTCGCGAAAGCATACGTGGAGAAGTAGAGAGCGAATCAAATGCAATTATTGTCGCAAGTAGTGCTACATTTAGTACAGGCATTAATATACGCAATCTGCATAATATTATTTTTGCTGCTCCCACTAAAAGTCAAATTAAAATCCTACAAAGTATTGGCCGAGGCTTGCGGTTGAGCGATAATGGTCAAGCTACTACAGTCTATGATATTAGCGATAACTTCTCATGGAAGAAAAAGAAAAACTTTAGTTTAAAGCATGGAGCAGAGCGTGTTGGCATCTATGACAAAGAAGGCTTTAATTACAAAATATATACAGTTAAGATCTAAACCTAATTCGGCTTTCTTAAAGAAAAGCTTTATTGGTTATAAGAATTATTCTTATAGATATTTTAAGAGCAAACAATCAGCATCATCTATCGGCTTCATTTCATTCAGCCGAAGGTGCATGGCACCTATTATACATGAATCTGATTGTTTGTAAACCAAAAAATTCATAAAAATAATTGTTTACAAACTTTTGTTTTGTGGTATACTAGATAGCATGATTGAAGAAGATCAACCAAAAAAAGTAAAAAGTACACGTAAAAGAAAAGAAGGATCTGATTACATTAACAATAAAGAACTTAGTTTGGCTTTGGCCTCATATGTTCAAAGTGTTAAAACTGCCCGAGCAACTGGCTTGGAGGATCCTGTAGTTACAGACTATATTGCATTGGGGATTTATCAGATTGCTAGCGGGTTATCACGAAGTCCAAACTTCATGAACTATAGCTATCGCGATGATATGGTTATGGATGCAGTAGAAAATTGTATTAAGGTTGTCAATAACTTTAATATTGATGCTCCTACTCGAACAGGCACACCAAATGCATTTAGCTATTTTACACAAATCAGCTATTATGCCTTTTTAAGACGCATTGAAAAAGAGAAAAAACAAACGGAGATTAAACAAAAACTCATTGAAGGTTCAAGTCTCGAATCATTTGCGGACTTTGGTGATGACAGCGGTCAGATCGGAGAAAGCATGATTGAACGCGCTCGTCATAAACTTGATGGAGCATTTTATAAAGATGATCTTTGCAGTGTTAAGGATCATGAGCCATTGCCTACTAAAAAGAAAAGAGGTCGACCAGCTAAAAAAACTCCAGAACTTGGTCCATTGAGTGACTTTTTTGCAGCCCTATGAAAATCGCAATTATCACAGATACCCATAGTGGTATTAAAAACGGCAGTGATGTCTTTATCAATAATGAAAAGAGATTCTATAATGAAGTCTTTTTTCCTGAATGTAAAAAACAAGGCATCACTGAAATCCTGCATCTAGGTGATTATTATGATCATCGTAAATTTACGAATATCAAAGCATTGGCTGCAAACAAAGCCAATTTCGTTGAAAAACTTCGTGAATATGGCATGACTATGAATATCATTCCAGGTAATCATGATGTCTATTACAAGAGTACGAACGATGTTTGTAGTTTGCAAGAGATTGTCATGCTTCATGCCGATGTTATTAAGCTACACATGAATCCAACAATTTTGGATTATGATGGCTTAAAGATTGCCTTGCTGCCATGGATTAACCCAGAGAATTATGCTAGCAGCATTGAGTTTATACAAACTGCCCAAGCTCCAATAATTGGTGCACATCTTGAGCTAGCTGGATTTGAAATGATGAAAGGCATGCCAGCTGCGAGTCATGGCATGAATGCAGAACTTTTCTCTCGCTATGAGAGTGTGTTAAGTGGACACTATCACACAAAGAGTGACAAAGGCAATATACATTATCTTGGCACACCCTATGAATTAACATGGGCAGATTGTGATGATCCAAAATATTTTCACATTCTTGACAGTGAGACTCGAGAGTTGCATGCAATTCGCAATCCAATTACTCTTTTCAATAAGCTTGTTTATGATGATAGCGATGCAGATGATAACATCTATGCTGATCTTGCTGAATATGATTTTAGTGCACTAACATCAACTTATGTTAAGCTTGTTGTGCGAGTTAAAAAGAATCCATATCTCTTTGATAAATTCGTTGATGCAATACAAGCTGCAAATCCATTTGAAGTAAAGACAGTTGAAAATTTTGATGAATATAATGCAAGCAATGTAACGATCGATGAATCTACTGTTGCAACAGACACAGTTAGTCTACTTAATAACTATGTAGATGCTGTTGAAACAGATCTTGATAGAGATCGAATTAAAACATTATTGCAAGAACTTTACGTTGAAGCCCAAGCCCTTGATAGTCTATGATCATTTTCGAAAAAATTAAATATGTAAATTTCCTAAGCGTTGGTACTTCTCCTATCGAGGTTGATCTTGAGGGATATAGATCAACGCTTATTGTTGGAAAAAATGGCAGTGGCAAGAGTTTGCTGTTGGATGCAATTAGCTTTGTACTTTTTGGCAAGCCTCACCGAGGCATTAACAAAACTCAGCTTGTGAATAGCATCAATGGCAAAGGTCTGCTCGTTGAAATATGGTTTCGTTGCGGCACCAAACAATATCGAATTCTAAGAGGGCAAAAACCAAATATCTTTGAGATCTGGCTTGACGGAGAGATGCTTAATCAGGAATCACATAATCGTGATTATCAAAAGATTCTTGAGACAAACATCTTGAAACTTAATCATAAGAGCTTTCACCAGGTCATTGTTCTTGGCAGTGGTAACTTTATACCATTTATGCAGCTGCCTCAAGGCCAGCGTCGGACAGTTATTGAAGATTTGCTTGACATTAGCATCTTTAGTAAAATGAATACGCTACTCAAAGAAAATCAAGGCAAGCTTAAAGAGCAGCTGCGCTATACTGAGAGTCAATTAGAGAGTTTGCGTGAGCGAGTGCGATTGCAGCATGGTCATATTGAAAAGCTACAAAAGATTAGTGGTGATAACTCTGATAAACTTGATATTGAGATTGCAGATATCGACTCCGAAATAGCTCGTGTGCTGGAGGAAAACTCAAGCAAGCTACAAACATATAATCTTCATGCTCCCAGTGTAAAGATCAAACTTGATAAGCAGCGTGAAAAGCTTGCAGAGTTGCAGGGTTTAAAAACTCAAATCAAAATAAAATACAATGATCTGCAAGAGCAAAGCACATTTTATTCTGAACATACACATTGCCCTACTTGCACTCAGGACATCTCTACTGAGACTCGTGAAAAAGCACTGCAGATATGCACACACAAAGCAAGTGAACTACAAGCTGGTGATACAAGCATTACTGAAACAATTTCACAGGCTGCAGAGAGAGCTCGAGCTCTCACTGATCGATTAAATGAATTGGCTAAATTACAAAATGCTATTCATGCAAATAGTTTGCATTTACAAAATCTTGAAAAGAGATTGGCCGAGTGTAAAAAGTCCAGAGATAGTATTGCTGATGCTGTTGCGCTTGAAAGCTCGCAATCTGAACTTGAGACTCTAAAGAGTCAACGTGATAATCTCTCTGATCTTAAAAGTAATCTACAAGACAATCGCCACTATAATGATGTAGTTGCAGAGATGCTAAAGGACACTGGCATTAAAACCAAGATTATTCGTCAATATCTGCCAGTCATGAATCAGCTGATCAATAACTATTTGCAAGTTCTTGACTTTTTCGTAAGCTTTGAGCTTGATGAGAATTTTACCGAGACTCTGCGTAGTCGCTATCGCGATGACTTTAGCTATGCAAGCTTTAGTGAAGGCGAGAGAGCACGTATTGATCTAAGCTTGCTTTTTGCCTGGAGACAAATCTCAAAGATGAAGAATAGTGCAAACACCAATCTACTCATGCTTGATGAGGTATTTGATGGCAGTTTGGATGGTGAGGGCATCGAGAATCTCTTTAAGATTATGGAGACACTTGATCCGAGCACACGAGTCTTTGTTATCTCACACAATGCTGAGATGCAAGATGGCAAATTTGAGCGTAAGCTTGAGTTTGAAAAGGTGAAAAACTTCACGAGGCTCAAGTCTGAGACTGAGTAGGTGTCTCCCCCCGCCTGGGTGCGCGCTTTTATAAAAACCAAGGGGCCTCCCGGCAGGGGGCCCCTAAATATTTTCTCTCATGCCCATCATAGCTTGGAGAAAAAAGTGAAAAAAAGTGAAAAAAATATCACTTTTTTGTTTACTTTCCACTCAAAATATGGTACTATTTCCTTGTGAGCAACACCACCTCAAAACAACCAGCCTTCAACTTCGAGAGCCAAAAGCAACTCGCTCGTCTCTTGGCTAAAGAAAACATCATGATTCGCGTAGGCAATTATAGCACCGCTTTCTTTGATGTCAAAAACCGAATCCTCGGCCTGCCAAGTTGGAACATCTCTGATAAGAATGTAGCTGACTTGCTAGTAGGCCACGAAGTTGGCCATGCGCTGCATACTCCAGTAGATGCACACACTGAGTTTATGAAGAGCTATCCTGATGCACCCTTTGACATTGCAAATATTGTCGAAGATATTCGCATCGAGCGTCTTGTGCAAGAAAATTTCCCAGGACTTATTAGTCCATTTCGCAATGGTTATAGCTACTTCTTGAAACAAGACTTTTTCAAGATCGCAGGCAAAGATCTTTCTCAAATGAGCTTTCTCGATCGCCTTAATCTTAAAGGCAAGCTGCGCGATCAAGTAAGCGTTGCATTCTCTGCTGAAGAGCAAGCTCTCTTTGAAGCGTGTGACGCTACACAAACATGGAGCGATGTGCTTGAAGTTTGCGGTCGCATCATTGAATTTATCGAGAGTGACAAAAACGTCAATCCTCAAATTGCTCAGCAGCAAGACTCTCAAGACGATATGCCATCTCCAAGCTGCGATGAACAAAGCAACGAAGAAGGTGACGACGACACTCAAAATCTAAGCCATAGCAGTCCTGCTGATGAAGATAGCCAAAGCTCTGAGAGTGATAAAGCTTCTGAAGAATCCAAGAGCGAAAAATCTGAAAGCTCTGAGAATTCTGACGAGGCCGATGATGGCACTGAAGCTGACTCTACTACTGAAGATTCTCAAGATGATTCAAAAGATCAAAATCAAGTTACTCAGCCTCAAGATGATAAGTCCGAAATCTCAGGCGCTGGCAAAAGTGTCAAATCTCAAACTCAAGCCAAAGAATCTAAAGAAGCTGACTATAGCTGTTCTACACAACAAAGCTTTGACAATGAATTGAATAAGCTTCATGAAGGCAATGACTATAGCGCAATCAATACTCCAATCCCATCTGACTTTGCAAAATGTGTCAATGATCTCAAGAAAGTTCGCGCTGAGCGTCAAAAACGCTTGAGTCGCTATAACGATGCTATGACTGATTCCATACTGAATGAGCGTTGGAACGAATTCAAAAAGAGCAGCAAGTCAAGTGTAGCAAGCTTTGTCAAAGAGTTCGAACGCAAAAAGAGTGCCTTTGAATATAGCAGAGCTACTCTTGCCACAACTGGTCAGATCAATGTTAACAAATTGCATGCTTATCGCTATGACGATCAAATCTTCAAGAGCGTATCTCGCCTCGCCCAAAGCAAAAGCCACGGCATGGCATTCTTTCTCGATTGCAGCCAAAGCATGGATGGAGTAATATCTGATGTTGTCAAACAAACATTTGAGCTTGTATGGTTTTGCAAAGCAGTTGGTGTTCCATTTGTTGTCTATGGCTTTACTTCGATCAATGAAAATTTTGACTATCGTGAATCTCGCATTGGTGAAAATATTGATTTTCGCTGGGCGACGGTCAATGAGCTGCTTAATAGTGAACTCAATAAAGTCGAATTTGAAACTGCAAGCAAAGAGCTTTTTCTTAACTATGCATGTGGTCGTAGCAATATCTTTGGCAGCCAAATCGAAACTATGAGCGGCACACCTCTCTATGAAACAACAATCATTGCTGCACATCTTGTCAATGCCTTTAGAGCAAAAACTGGAGTGCAAAAAATGAACACAATTTTCATCAGCGATGGCGATGGTGGCTGTCTCAGTGTTATTAGAAACGGCAATGATGCAATGCATAACAAAGACCCACGTAATTATAGCACTCACCGCAACTTTGTTTGGCATAAGAAAGAGATTAAGCTTTTTGTCCGCGAAGCTACAGATAAAGCAGCAATGGCAAGTCAATTGATGCTCGACTTTAAAGCAATCACTGGTAGTAACACTCTTTGCTTCTTCTTGCCAACTAGCGGCAAAAAAGATCTTGTTGCCAAATGCTCTAATGCATATATCAGCAGCGCAGCTTTTCCAAATATCAAAACTTGGGGCGAAGGCTATGCTGCCTATGAAAAGACTATGAAGGCTTCGCGAAGCTCAAACGATCGAGTGATCTACATCCCCGGCGGCTTTGGCTTTGACGGCTATTTCGTAATGAGAGATGCTCGTGCTGGAGTTAAACTCTCTGATGATGACTTTAGCATCAATGATCTTGATACTGAAAGCCGCGCAGGTCGTAATAAGCTCGCCAAGGAGTTCACGAAGCATACTGCTAACAAAAAGCAAAGCAGAGTCTTTCTGAGCAAGTTCATGGACTTGATTGCCTAATCTGAGGCCACCCCCCCCCCCAGGGGGGCCCTAAAATATTTTCACTTTTTTTCACTTTTTTGTGTACAATCTCATCAAAATATGGTATAATGATCCTGTAACCAATATGATCAAGTACAAGTTCACCAACGCTAATACCCCCCTCAAAGCAATCAAAATCTCCGACTGCGCAGTAGGCAACGTCATATCACTTGAACAAGGCTTTTTCAGAATATGCCTCTTAACCAAAAAAAGCTGCGATCAATACATCCTTGGAAAGGAATGGATCGACGCTGATGGTCTTTGCCACCCATCTGGAGTCTGCTTCTGCGATGCAGATGAATCTGTCATGCGCGTTAGCGCTGAGTGTTACAAAGCAACACTGGCTTAATCACTTTTTTGTTTACAATATCACAATTTCAGTTTATAATAATCTCAACACCACAATATTATGTCCACTAAATCAGGAAATATCGAATCCACCCTCGCGTCACTCAAAGCTATTGGCGCCTGGCCCACAGCAAGCACAACTCAAATCTATGAGCATGCACGTGCCAATGGCTTTAGCTATAACGGTGCAAATAGCACCTTTATGACGCACAAAGTCGGTCGCGGCTCATGGAACTTAGCGCATCTCGCCGATGGCGTAGTTGCCGCACAAGTTCAAACTCAAGCTCCAGTTCCAACTCCAACTCCAAAGGCTGCACCAGTTGTGGCTCTACGTGGCGTGCAGAGTGTCTCGAGCGATGAGATTTATGTGCCTGCTGTCGATAGTAATTTCATTCCATGGGGAGAATATCAAAATGTCAAGCGCATTGTTGATAGTCGCATGTTTTTCCCACTCTATATTAGCGGCATGAGCGGCAATGGCAAGACCATTATGGTTGAGCAAGCATGCGCCAAAAGCAAGCGCGAATATGTGCGTGTGCAAATCAGTCCCGAAACAGACGAAGATGATCTTCTCGGCGGCTTTCGTCTTGTCAATGGCGAGACAGTTTTCCAACATGGTCCAGTCATTAAAGCGATGAAGCGTGGTGCCATCTTACTTATTGATGAGCTCGACCGCGGCAGCAACAAAATTATGTGTTTGCAAGGCGTTCTCGAAGGCAAGCCAATTCTCATCAAGAAAACAGGTGAGACCGTGACTCCGGCCCCAGGCTTTAACGTCATTGCAACCGCCAACACAAAGGGTCGCGGCAGCGATGATGGTCGCTATGTGGCAGCTCAAATCATTGACGAAGCATTCATTGAACGCTTTGTTGCTAGCATCGACCAGCCATATCCTGAGTTTGCTACTGAGCTCAAAATCGTCAAGAAGCATATGACTAGCTTGCAATGTGATGACGATGAGTTTGCTAATAGACTTGTATCATGGAGCAGCGTTATTCGCGCAACCTTTGAAAACGAAGGTGTGGATGAAGTAGTCTCTACACGACGCCTCTGTCACATCGTTAAGAGCTTTGCTATCTTTCGCGATCGCATGACTGCAATTCGCATGTGCATTGCTCGCTTTGATAGCGATACTCGCGAAGCCTTTCTCGACCTCTATAGCAAAATTGATGCACAGAGTCTCGCCGATAATACTCTTCTCACTGCAGTTGACGAAGTCCCTTTCTAAGCTTTAGTCGACAATATTGACTAATCACAAAACAACAAACAACATAACATATGAAACCAAGTACAAAACTGACACAAAAACAACTCGAGAAATTCGTTCGTCTCGTAAAAAATAGCACTCAAGCCAATGCGATTCTTCGCTTTCTCGGAGAAGGCCATGAATTTAGCACAATTGAGGCTAAGCTTGCCGGCATCGCTGATCCTGCTCGCGTAATTTATAATCTTCGTAACGAAGGAGCTGCAATCTATTGCAATCCTCGTAAGACCAAATCTGGTGGCACAGTTATGCGCTATCGTTTGGGATCTCCTAAGCGTGGCTAATAGCTCGCTTAGCAATAGCATCTTGTCGATTGTGGTGGTCGACAAGATGTATTTTTTTGTTTACAAACATCACACCTTATGATATATTAATAACACTATGAAGTTAGAAACAAACACAATCGAAATCCTACGCAATTTTGCGTCAATCAACCCTAATCTTGTTGTCAAGGCTAATAAGCCGCTTGATACAATTAACGATGCAAAAAGCATCTATGCCACTGCAAATGAAACATTTGATGTTGACTTTGGAATCTATGATCTCAATGAATTCATGAATGTATATGGCTTGATCGGCTCCACTGATGCTGAACTTGAATTCTCGGACAAGAGCGTCAAGATTAGTGATGGAGGCATCAGCGCAAACTATCGTTTTGCAGATCCAAATATTCTTACACATCCACAAAAGAGCATTACTATGCCGAGCGTTGATGTGACAGTATCATTTTCAAATGCTCAGCTTGGTCAATTACGCAAAGCTGCTGCAGTTCTTGGTCAAAGCGTGCTGAGTATTGTTGGCAATAGCGGCAAGATTATTGCACGAATTAGTGATCCAAAAAATAGCAGCGCAAATAGTTTTGAGTTGTTGCTTGACTCTAGCAATGACAATACTGATAGCTTTGACTTTCATATTTTGATTGCCAATCTTAAGTTGCTAAATGGTGACTATAGTGTCGAGCTTAGCAAACGCTTTATTAGCCATTGGACTCACGCTGGTGCAGGCGTTCAATATTACATCGCACTTGAAAAAACTTCAACATTTAACGCGTAATAGATAACTTACTATGAAATTAATCGAAGCAAATAAAAATCCATTTTTCTGTGTATTGGCAATTCTTGAAGCATGTCGAGAGCGCGCTGCATTTCATGAAGATGAGTTGCAACTTGTTGGCGAAGTATATGCTACCATGCAGTTTCTCGGTCAGATGCTAGAATCTGATGTTGAAGCTGACTGCCCCCTTGATTGCGACTGCGAGCGTCAGCTTGAAGTTTGTGATGGTGGTTGCCAACCTGAAACTGAAGCTGCTCCACAACAACTTGAACTTCCTCTATAAACATGATTGAATTCAAGTCTGAAACAGATCGAGTCGCATTTTATGATGCGATCAAAGAAATTGATGAGCAGCTCGATATTGTCGATGCTGCTAAAGATCAGATCAAAGAAATTATTCATGCTGTGCATGATAGTCTTGATCTGCCAAAACCAATGGTTCGTAAGGTAGCGCGTCTCTATCATAAACGAGCTGGAGCAAGTTTCGAAGAAGAAACGAGCGATATTAAATCATTATATGACGCATTGAAGAAACAATAAATTATGAAAAACGAAATTTGGGTAGAAAAATATAGACCACAAAAAATTGAAGATTGCATCCTGCCAAAAACTCTTAAAACAACCTTTCATGAGATTGTTAAGAGTGGCAATGTACCAAATATGATTTTAGCTGGTTCGGCTGGAACTGGTAAAACAACCTTAGCAAAAGCTCTTTGCAAAGAACTCAGTTGTGATTATATTTTTATCAATGGCTCTGAAGAGAGTGGCATTGATGTGCTGCGAAACAAAATTAAACAATTTGCAAGTAGCATCAGCCTAAGTGGCGGTACCAAAGTGGTTATTATTGACGAGGCCGAATATCTCGGCGTTCATAGCACTCAGCCAGCGTTGCGTGCATTTATGGAAGAGTTTAGTAATAACTGTCGTTTCATCTTAACTTGTAATTTCAAAAATCGTATTATTGAGCCATTGCATAGTCGATGCACTGTAGTTGAATTTAATGTCAATAAAAAGACACTAGCTTCATTAGCAGGCAAGTTTATGCAACGGCTGCAATATATCTTGCAAAGCGAAGGCGTAAGTGCAGATGATGCTGTGCTTGCCCAACTTATTTGCAAGCATGCTCCAGACTGGAGACGAGTGATTGGTGAATGTCAACGTCATGCATTAAGTGGTAGTATCGGAGCTCACATTCTAGCTGATAGCGGTGATGATAGTTTTGCAGTTCTGCGTGATAGCCTTAAAACTAAAAACTTTAAGACTATGCGTGAGTGGGTTGCAAATAGCAGCAATGGTGATAGCACATACGTCTTTCGCAAGATCTATGATAACATGGATAGTTGGATCGAGCCTGCGAGTAAACCAGCAGCTGTTCTTATTCTAGCCGACTATCAATATAAATCTAGTTTTGTAGCAGATAAAGAAATTAATCTTGTTGCATGCTGCACTGAACTTATGGGAACAGTAAATTGGAAATGAGTAAAAAACCAATTAACTTTTTTGATATTTTAACAAATATTAATAGTGGCCCAAAGGTCGATGATTTGTTGTGTGATAGCACTGCTACTCCAACAGAAGCGACAGTCTCTGAGAATGAAAAGGCTTATAACTCGTTTATGATTAATCGAGGTCTAAGCTTTTTTCAAGATAGCATACTCTTTGCAAATGAGATGAATATTCATCATGACTTGCCAGCAAAAATGTCATATGATTTTTATCGACATAGTCTGAGGCCTCGCAAACGTTTTAGTAAATGGTTCAAGGCATTGCCAGACGGCGATGATGTTGAACTAATCAAACGTCGCTATGGCTATAGCAGTCAAAAAGCTCGAGAAGTATTGCCTCTCTTCGGAGAGGATGCTTTGCGAGAATTGCGACTTGCTATGAATGTTGGAGGAAAATGTTAAGATAAATAGTAACATGACAACACAATCAGATTATGAATGGAATAGTAGCTGGATGCTAGAGATTTCACTTGAAGAGCCAGATGATTTCTTGAAGGTTAAAGAGACGCTAACACGTATTGGTGTCGCAAGTAAAAACGAAGAAAAGAAACTTTGGCAAAGCTGTCACATCTTGCATAAACAAGGTCGTTATTATATCTGCCATTTCAAAGAGCTCTTTATGCTTGATGGCAAGCCTAGCACATTGAGTAGCGATGACATTGCTCGTCGTAATGCAATTGCAAGCTTGCTGCACGATTGGGGACTATGCACTATTGTTGATCGCAATAAGATTGCTAATAACGTTAGCAGCCTAAAGAGCATCAAGATTGTACCATATCGCGAAAAGAGTGAATGGAGTCTTGAAGCCAAATATAAAATTGGAGTAGTTAAAAAGTAAAAAAACTATAAATAAGATAATATGGAAAAAGATCAATATAAGAAATTAATAAAAAGTATTGCCGTTGCTTATCAAGATGCTACAGAACAATTTATTGGTGATTCAGAGGATCTATTAAAGTCTTCATCAAAGGCAAAAGCTGGTATTATGAAAACAGAAATCTCAGTTGATGATATGAATCAATATTATGCTGATGCACTTCTTAAGTGTCTAAAAGATAGCAATGCCCTAATTAATAGTATCGCAAAAACATTTTTCAAAAATAATTATAAAGAGGCATTAGCTGCTCTTACTGAGATTATTAATAATGAAAGTGCAGCTACGAAAGCTAAATTAAAGAGCTATGGCCTAGAAAATGATAAAGGGGTAAAAACTGACTTTTTAACAGTTAACTATGTTACCAAATACTTAAAACCACTAGTCGCAGGCAAAGATCTTCTTAATCTAATATTGCAAAAAGAAAAAGATGGAGTTAGAACACGTGCAACAGTTGCTGCCTCTGCACTAAAAAATATTGGTAAGCTATATTTGCAGTCTCCTGCCGATATGAGCGGCTTAAAAAGATCCATTGTTGATTTAGCCAAAATCTCCAAAATGAAAAACGAATCTCATTATAGTGGAAAAACAATATTAGAGCAAGCAAAGGAACTATTGTTTGGCAAAACTATTAAATAATATTAAGTCCAATATTCTTAAAACAAAAGCACTGCTTAAGCAGTGCTTTTTTGGTTTACAAATGATAAAATTTGTGGTAATATAGTGACATGACATTAACTGGTTTTTATACAAACGTGGATCGCCACATGAATAGCATTAAATATCGAGGCTATGATGCGAGCGGTAAAAAACTCTATGAAAGCTTTCGATATAAGCCGTGTCTATATGTTGAATCAAAGGATCCAAAAAGTGGTTGGCGCAGTCTTGATGACAAAGCTCTGGAGCCAGTTCGATTTGATAGCATGAGCGAAGCCCGAGCTTTTACAAAACAATATGAAGGCATTTCTGGTTTTAAGATCTATGGCAATGATCGTTGGATTCCTGCGTTTATTCAAAGCCAATTTCCAGATAGGATTGACTATGTCAAGCGTTTTATTGATATTGCGTATATCGATATTGAGGTTGACTGCGATGAAGAAGGAAGCTATAGTGAAGCACGCATGGCAAGCAATCGTGTGCTAACAATTACTGTTAAGAGTAGTCGACAAGATGTTTATATTGTTTGGGGTCTTAAAGAATATGACATGTCAATTAGCAAGCTTCGCCATTTGAAAATTGAATATCGCGAGTTTATCAAAGAGTCTGATATGCTTCAAGACTTTATTGATTGGTGGAGTGATCCCGATAATACGCCTGATGTTATTACTGGCTGGAACACAAACTTTTTCGATATACCATATCTTGTTAATCGCTGCAGTCTTTTGCTTGATGAAGGAGAAGTTCTTAAGCTTAGTCCATGGAAACAAATTGAAGAGCGTAATGTCACTGTCAAAGGTCAAGAGCAATATGGTTATAATATCGTAGGCATACAACAACTCGACTATCTTGAGCTCTTTAAGAAATTTACTCTCAACACATATGGTCAACAAGAAAGTTATAAGCTTGATCATATCGCTGAAGTTGTGCTTGGCGAAAATAAGGTTGATTATAGTGGCAGTCTAAAAAATCTCTATGAAACAGACTATCAAACATATGTTGAATATAACGTTGTTGACGTTGAACTCATTGAACGCTTTGAGCAAAAGCTCGGTCTACTTAATCTTGTTTTTACACTTGCCTATTTTGGCGGTGTTAACTATGCCGATACACTCGGCACTGTTGGTATCTGGGATAGCATTATCTTTCGCTATCTTGCAAATAAAAAAATTGCTGTACCACCAAATAACAGAGCTAGCTTTGCACAAGACTATGCTGGTGGATATGTTAAGGATCCAAAACCTGGCATGTATAATTGGGTGCTAAGCTTCGACTTGAATAGTCTATATCCTAATATCATTATTCAATATAACATGAGTCCCGAAATGCTCGTACGACATAGTGTGATTAGTGGATTAGGTCCTGATAAGCTATTGACTCTATCTAAAATTGATGGCTTAGAAGATAATCTTGCTGTTGCCGCAAATGGTGCAACATTTCGTCGAGATAAACAAGGCTTTTTGCCAGCGATTGTTGAAGAGCTTTATAATCGCCGAGTGATTATTAAAAAGGAGATGTTAGGCAAACAGCAAGACTATGAAATCTCAAAGTCTCCAGCTCTCGTATCTGAAATCTCTCGTCTTGATACCGAACAGATGTGTATCAAGATTTTGATGAATAGTCTTTACGGTGCTATTGCAAACAAATATTTCCGCTATTTTGATATTCTTATTGCAGAAGGCATTACACTTACTGGCCAGCTTGTTATTAACAAAGCTGAGTATGCAATCAATACATATCTCAATAGCTTTTTGAAAAACACAAAGTCTAAAGACTATGTTATTGCAATGGACACTGATAGCATCTATTTGAATGTTGAAGACGTAGTTAATCAATTCTCACCTAAAAATCCAGTAGCATTTCTTGATGAGTTTGGTTCCAAGGCACTTGAGCCTCTTTTTCAAAAAACATTTAAAACTCTCGCTGATATGACTCAAGCATATAAAAATACTATGAATATGAAGCGAGAAGTTATTGCTGATCGCGCAATCTGGACTGCAAAGAAAAGATATATTCTGAATGTGCATAACAGTGAAGGCGTACAATATGCAAAGCCTAAAATTAAAATGAAAGGCATTGAAGCAGTAAAAAGCAGTACGCCAAAGGTTTGTCGTGAAGCTATGAAAAATCTATTCTCTGTTATTATTAGCGGCAATCAAAAACAAACACAAGATGCAATTGCTAAATTTAGACGTGAGTTTGAAAGCATGACTCCTGAACAAATTGGATTGCCGCGTGGTGTTACTAATGTTCGCAAATATGCTGATCGCAAAACCATCTATACAAAGGGCACACCGCTGCATGTGCGTGGATGTCTTATGCATAACTGGTTGCTTGATGAAGTGAATTGCAAAAATGTGCCAAAGATTAAAAACGGAGAAAAGATTAAATACATATTCTTGCGACCACAAAATCCAACACGAGAAAATTGCATAGCATTTGTTGGTAAACTGCCAATTGAATTTAAGATTGAAAGCTATATTGACTTTGATATGCAATTTCAAAAGGCGTTTCTTGAGCCAATACAACTAATTCTTGATGCAATTGGCTGGAGCGCAGAGGAGCGTTCGAGCCTCGAAGACTTTTTCGCATAATAACAAATAACTAAAAAAATATATGTCACAAAACTGGGTAGAAGATATTGAAAAGATGCATGAGCATTATAATGTAAAAGCTAAAATGGCGACTCTTTCGCCAGAGCTGCTACATGAGTTTATTAAATTTAGAGTAAGCTTTCTAGCAGAAGAGCTAGCTGAATTGCAAGAAGCAATTACGCGTCGTGATTCTGAAGAAACAGTTGATGCATTGATTGATCTTTGTGTTGTCGCGATCGGCACACTTGATCTTTTTGGTGTTGATAGTCATGCAGCATGGAATGAAGTACTTGCTGCAAATATGAATAAAGAGGTTGGCGTAAAAGCAAGTCGACCAAATGCCTTTGGTCTTCCAGACTTAATTAAGCCAGAAGGCTGGCAACCACCAAATCATAGCGGCAATCATGGCCGTTTTTCTGAACTTGTATGAAAATAGGTTTTACAATATTCAAATCAATTTTTGATAACAAGACTCATCGACATGGTGAGTTTGAAAACTGGGAACAGTTTGTTGAATGTTTGCATAATCTATACACTCAGCCTGGCTATAAACCCAAACGCGATGAAAGACGACAGGGCAGTCCACTAATTAGTCCAGCTGTTTATAAACCAGATTCAACACGAGCAAATGCCAATGTTGAATGCTGGGCTGGTTGGGCTGCACTCGATATTGATGACTATAATGGTGATGCTCAAAGCGTTATTGATACCTTTAAGGATTGTCAGTGTGTGGTTTATAACAGCTCAAGCAGTCGTGCTGAACATGCTAAGTTTAGAATAGTCTTAGCATGTGATCGAGATATCGCAGCTGGTGAAATCAAACATTTTTGGTATGCGCTTAATAAGAGATATAATGAACTAGGAGATCCACAAACTAAAGATCTTAGTCGCATGTATTATGTGCCTGCACAATATCCACAAGCATATAGTTTTTTCCATAGTTTTAACGGAGAGCCTATTAAAGTTGATGAACTTCTCGCAAGTGTTGAGTATAATGACAATAGTTTCAAGAGCACAAGCTTTAAGGCACAACTAAGTGATGAGATTAAACAAAAGTTGCTTGATTATCAGCGTCAGCGTTTAAATCGCAATGCTAAATGGAGCAGCTATGTTGATTGTCCGTTTGTTAATAAAAAAGCAGTTGCAGAATATCGAGCACTAACTACAAGTGGTTGGTATCATAAGATGTATCTTATACTCTGCTCAACAGCCGCAAATGCCCTCAAACGAGGCTTTGATATAAGTGCATATGATCTTGAAATGATTGCTAAACAACTTGACGCCGATACTGGAGGCTGGTATAAAAGCCGAGATTTGCATACTGAAAGTCAAAGAGCTCTTAATTGGGCAATTGAAAGCGTTTTAATATGATTTTATGATTTACAAAATACAAAAAACATGATAGACTATAATACATTCCATAACAATATGATAAAAACAAAAGAGATGCAAACAACAAGCCATGAATTGTCAAATGCAATTGATTGTCTCATTGTCGCAGAAAACGATGACATTAGATGCCATTTGTTTAAAGCAGGTGAAACTTTCTATAAGCACGTAACAGAAACTTTAGCTGGTGATTATATTTGGCCAGCTGATCAAACTCGTATAGATTTTGAAGAATTTATCGAATATCTAAATAATGATCGTGAGCTTATGATCAATTGGCTTATTGAAACTGAATTGGAATATATTCACAGCAAAAGTGATGAACAAAATTTACGCGCAGCAATTGAAAAGATCCAAGAATTTGATCGCCGTTATATGATCATGTTGCTTGATAATCGTGCAACAATTAACCGTTATGTATAAATCTATGTTGATAACAGATATAAGAAATAATTTTTTAACTGCCTATAATTCAGGACAGTTTACAACTGATAAGACTGGTTGCAAAACAATCGAAATATTGGGCGCTAGTTTTATTGCTGATGAGCCAAGTATTTTCGGTGAAGTCAACGAAGATTATGTCACCCGCGAACTGGCATGGTATCTCTCTCAAAGTCTAAAAGTAGCTGATATTCCTGGTGATGTGCCAAAGATCTGGCAACAAGTAGCAAGTAAAGGTGGATATATTAACAGCAACTATGGCTATTTGGTTTGGCACGAAAAGAACTATAATCAATATCAAAACGTATTGCTTGAATTAAGAACTAATCCTAATAGCCGTCGCGCTGTTATGATCTATACTCGACCAAGCATGCACTATGAATATAATACAGATGGCATGAGCGATTTCATTTGTACAAATACAGTGCAATATCAAATTCGCGATGGTCGATTACAAACAGTTGTGCAGATGCGAAGCAATGATGCATGGGCTGGCTATCGCAATGACTATGCATGGCAATGTCACGTTCAACATGCACTAGCTGATGATCTTGGCATCTTGCCTGGAGATATAGTCTGGCAAGTTGGTAATTTACATCTATACGAAAGACAGTTTTATCTTGTTGAACACTATGCAAAAACTGGAGAAATTTATAAACAAAAATAACATGAGACTAGAAGAAAAAGAAAGCGTAAAGGTATTACGAGAGTGTGTAGAATTACAACTCAAAAAGGGAAATGATTATCAGAATCCATATAGCAGCATTCAACAAGCTGACTATTATCCAAATGGAGTAAGCACACTGCTTGATATTGTTTGGGCTAAAATGCTGCGTATTCGTAGTGTCATTGAAGCGATGCAACATGATCCAAACTACTCTCCAAACTTTGAGAGTATTGAAGATAGTTTTAAAGATACTATTAACTATTGTAGCTTTGCAGTTGAATATTCGCGAGGGCAAATGCAAGGTCAAAGTCCTGATAGGGACTTTTTAAATAGAAAATTAGGTTTACAATACGAAAAAACAGTATAAGATAGAGATATGTCATTATTAGAGAAACTAAAAAAGAACTGCCGAGTTAAAGAGGCAGAAGTGTTGGCTGATTCGTCATTCTTTGAAGCAAAGGAGTTAATTAGTGTTGGCGTGCCAATGCTAAATGTTGGCCTAAGTGGAAAGATTGATGGAGGCATCACAAATGGATTAACCATTTTTGCTGGTGATAGCAAAAGCTTTAAGAGTACATTAAGCTTGCTTATGGCAGCGGCATGGCTAAAAGCAAATGATGATGGTGTATTGATGTTTTATGATAGTGAGTTTGGCAGTCCACAAAGCTATTTTGAAACATTTGGCATTGATACAAATCGAGTGCTGCATATTCCAGTAAAAAATATCGAAGAGCTTAAGTTTGATATTGTTAATCAACTTGAAACTATTGATAAAAAAGAAAAAGTCTTTATTATTCTTGATAGCTTTGGTAATATCGCAAGTAAAAAGGAAATTGATGATGCAGTGAATGAGAATAGCGCTGCTGATATGAGTCGCGCTAAAGCGCTTAAAGGTCTTTTCAGAATGATTACGCCATATCTTACTCTTAAAGATATTCCAATGATTGCAATTGGACATACCTATGAAGAGCAAAAGATGTATGGCAAAACTATTTTGTCTGGTGGTAAAGGTGCATATTATGGTGCTAATGCTATTTGGTTTATTAGTCGTTCTCAAGAAAAGGATGGCACAGATCTAATTGGATTCAAATTCAATATCAAGATTGAAAAGAGCCGAACAGTTCGTGAAGGCAGTAAAATTCCTTTGCTTGTTACCTATGAACATGGTGTAAGCAAATGGAGTGGCTTGCTCGAGCTAGCTCTTAAACTTGGCTATGTGCAAAAACCAAAAAATGGTTGGTATATGGCTTATAATCCTGAAACATCAAGTCCATTGACTGGTAATTTAAGAGCTGCTGATACAGAAAATAAAGAATTCTGGGATTTGCTATTTAATCAAACTAACTTTAAAGACAAGATTGAACAAAACTATAAACTTGGCGGTGTAGCCCTTTTCGAAGAAGAAGAAAATTAATCTTAACCTAAAGGGGAGACATTGTCTCCCCTAATTTTTATGATTGAAAACAAACATTATAAATTAGTGCCAAGCACTCATGACGAAAAGCACACTAGCATTGAATTACTAACTGGTGAATATGCTGGCATTAAATACTATTACTCAAGCGTAAGCGTAACTGAGAATGAAGATAGTGCTACACTGCACTATAGTTTTAAAATCGAGAATGGCAATGAACTCTATGAATGCACATCTGAACTAGAACTAGATGACGATTTTAAAATAATTATGAACAAAATACTACACAACATTTTAACTGAAAAATATGCACAGCATTGAAGAAATCATTCTTAATAATCTCGTAACAAATGAAGAATTTTGCAGAACTGCGCTGCCACATTTAAAGGCAGAATATTTTGAAGGAGCAACAAAGGAAACTTTTAAACTCATTGAGGCATATATCACAAAATATAATAATAGACCAAATGCAACAAGTCTGGCTGTTGAATGCCAGAATGCGGATATTGTTAATAGTCCACATATCTCTGAGATTGCAAAACATCTAACTGGCTTTGCAACTCCACTTGAAACAGATAGAGAATGGTTGCTCGAAAACACTGAAAAATGGTGTAAAGATCGAGCAGTTTTTAATGCCGTGATGGAGAGCATCGCTATTATTGATGGCAAGCGATCTAATAAAACAGAAGGCATGATCCCTGAGTTGCTAAGCACTGCACTTAGTGTTTGCTTTGATACAAACGTTGGTCATGATTATATTGACAATGCTGCTGCTCGCTATGACTTTTATCATAAAAAAGAAGATAAGATTGCTTTTGATGTTGATATGCTCAATACCATTACAAACGGTGGAGTAGGTCGCAAGACACTAAACCTACTAATGGCTGGCACTGGCGTTGGTAAGAGTTTGGTTATGTGTCACTTTGCAAGTTCATATCTCTCACAAGGCTTGAATGTGCTTTATATTACTATGGAAATGGCAGAAGAGCGCATTGCTGAGCGTATTGATGCCAATCTGCTTGATACTCGAATTGATCAACTAAAAAATCTCAGTGAAAGCAGCTTTTCTAGTAAGATCGGTGATCTTTCTAAAAAAACAAGAGGCAAACTTCTTATTAAAGAATATCCCACTGCAAGCGCACATGCTGGACATTTTAGAGCTCTTATAAATGAGTTAGCTCTTAAAAAGAATTTCAAAGCCGATGTAATCTTTATTGACTATTTAAATATTTGCGCAAGCAGCAGAATCAAAGGTCTAAGCGGCGGTGTAAATACATATAGTCTTGTAAAAGCAATTGCGGAAGAATTGCGTGGTCTTGCTGTTGAAAATAATGTGCCAATCTGGACTGCAACACAAGTTAATCGACAAGGTGCAAGCAGCAGTGATATGGAGCTTACAGATACAAGTGAGAGCTTCGGTTTGCCAGCCACCGCAGATCTATTTCTTGCATTGCTAAGCACAGAACAGCTTGAAAGCATGGGTCAGCTTATGATCAAACAACTTAAAAATCGTTATAATGATATATCAAAAAATAAGAGATTTACTGTTGGTCTTGATCGAGCAAAAATGAGACTCTATGATATTGCTGATCCTACAGCAAATCTAATTAATGCTGCAAGTCCAACACCAAATCCAGTTGTAAGTAGTCCATTTGCAAACAAATCTCGTAAGGTCAATGACTTTAAAGATTTCACTGTTGAATAAATAAAAAGTATAAATAAGAAATATGCAGACAACATTATCATTTAGTGAATTTTTAAAGGAAGAGCTCGATGTCAGCTCAATTGATGGAGCAATAAAGATTATTATTAGCTATTTAAACAAGAAGACTGGTAACAAATTTTTCAGATATCCTGGAATTGAGAAGTTTAGCAGCGGCGATCACAGTGGCCACGGCATTCGTCTTTATAACAAAGATGGTGATAAGAGCATTCGTTTTAACTGGTCTAGCAAAAATGTCAATATGATGGCATTGCAAAGCATTGACGTATTTAATGGCAAATCAAAGAAAACTATTGAGTTTGACAAAAAAGTTAGTCTCGTAAAGACTTTACCAGTTGCAGCAGCAGTATTAACCGGCTCTAATATGAAAGATGGCTGGACAATGCCAGACGAAGCAGAGCTTAATGAGAGCGCATTGCAATATAAGCCTAACTTTATTGTCGAGAGTGTATCATCTAACATGAATGACATTTTTGATGGTGTTGTTGATATGCTTACTGATCCTAAGTTTAGTCGTCTTGCAGTCTATAAAGCATATCGTAGCGCTGGTCAAAAAATCTTTGACTATCTTGTTGCAAATGCAAGCGAAGATGTAATTACAAAGAACGGCAACAAGTTTGTCTTTGTTGGCAAAAAAGCTGATCTTAAAAAATTCAAAGATGATAAAGATCGTATTCTTACAAAACTTGGTTGCGTAAAAGTAAGTGTTCGTAAAGGCAGCAGCGATGAGACCTATGAACCAAGCGCAAAAGAAAAATATATTGAAGATAACGTAGAGCGTCTTGTATATGAAAAGCAGCTTGAGCACATGGAAAACCTTATTCGCATGACTATTAGCGGCGCAAGCAATGCTCTCTTTATTGCGGGTCGTGGCGGTGTTGGTAAAACACACGGCGTTGAAAAAATCTTAGGTCAAGCTGGATTGAGAGATGGTGCAGGTTATTTCAAAAATACAGGCAGTGCAACAGCAGCTGGTATGTATAGTTTGCTCTTCAAATATAAAGATAAGGTTATCTTGTTTGACGACAGCGATGATGCACTAAAGGATCAAGAAAGCCGCAACATTATTAAAGCGGCGACTGATACAAAGAAAAAGCGTAAACTTGTTTGGAACAAAATGGGTAAAAACGTTGCTGATCCTGATGGAGATTTAACTGACGAAGAGATTCTCGATCAAGGCTTGATACCACGCTATTTCGAATTTACAGGTCGTATTATCTTTATTAGTAACCTAAGCATGGATAAACTCGATCCAGATGGTGCTATTCGTACACGTGCATTCATGATTGACATTGATCCAACTGATGAAGAAGTATATGAACACATGGAAAAAATTGTTGATGATATGGAAATCGCAGATGGTTTGACACTTAGTTCACAAAAGCGTAAAGACGTTATTGCATTGCTTAAAGCAGGCAAGAGTAAACAAACTGCTAACTTCCGAAAACTACAAAGAGGTCTTAATATGGCAGCTGGTGCCGGTGCAGCAGGTGTATCAATTAGTGGCGAAGAACTTGCCAAAATGATTGCGCTATACGCCTAATTTATTGTTTGATAAGGGCTGGGGGAAACCTCAGCCCTTTTTTATTAAGTATAGATAGACTATGATACGCATAAGAATATATGGATTTAAAGATGATCCAGCACTTAAAGCTATCGTAAAAAAATCTATAGATTTTGCCTTAAAAGAATTGCTGCCAAGTAAACGCAAACTTGAGCTTATTGTTAAAAGAAAGGCAAATCTATTAGAAGAGCATAGTGCCTATGGTCTATGCTATAGTACAGATGATCCTCACTATTATTATATCGATCTCTATAAAGATCTTGATAATGCTGAGTTATTACGTACACTATTTCACGAGCTAACTCACGTTAAGCAATATGCAAAAAAAGAGCTTGTATACAAGGCAAAATATAGTCTCTGGAAAGGTCAGCAATTTGCTGATATCGCAAATGAATGGAATCGGCCATGGGAAAGAGAAGCTCGCAAATACGAAAAGATCCTATATAATAAATTTGTTAAAATTTAAAACTATATAAATAAGGAATATACGACATGATGAAAAGCAATAAAAGAAACCAAATTACAGAAGATTTTACATCATTTAAGGATTTTGTGAAGGGCGGTGTGTTAAAACTAAAAAGTGTATGGACTAGCCTTAAAGATAAAATTTCAAGTTTATTTTCTAGTGAACTAAAAAACACAGAAATTGGCGATGAAATAGCTATCACTATACCTATTGAAATTAAAGTTGAAATGGAAAAAGAATTGAAAGAAGGAGCACTTGCCGCAATTCAGGGTAACTATAATGAAGTGTTGGTACTATTGATGCTTTATAGCATTAGTATGCCTGGAGTAAAGATTGCAGCAAAATATGAAAAATATAGAAATGATATTGTTAATAGCGTTGCAAAATGGAAAAACGATCTAAAAACAAAAGTATCTTCTGAAAACTTCGCTAAAGCTGAAATGATTATTAAAAAAGGCAGCGAAGATATGGCACGCTATTTGATAAGCGAGGCTGTTAAAAATGACGCAGTCATTATTGGAGGATATAGCGATAATTTAAGTTTTCAACGTGGTGGCATTAGTAGCAAAGCGGATATTCAACTCTTTTTGAGAAAGAATGGAAAAGAAACTCTTCAAGGCTATTCCTTAAAACTATATACAGGCAAACAAGTAGGACTTGCTAATACCACAGCAGTTGGATTAGCAACTCACCTTGGTGGAAAAAAAGCAGGTGATGCTGTAAAAAAAGCGATTAAAGAGGATGCTCGCTTAAGAGAATTAATTGAAGTAGCAAAACAATTTGATAAAATTAAACAAGCTATTAAGGGTTTAAATAAAGGAGGCTCGGCCGAAGTTTCTGCTAAAAAGGCACTAACAAAACTTGGTTATACTGAACAAGGCATGATGGCTCTCGATATTAACGTAATCGATAAAAAGCGTAATGAAGCTCGTAAGCCTATTAATCCTCGTGTTGCTGAAATTGTTTATAGCGTATTAAAACCAATTTCTAAGAAAGAAGAGTTTGCAGAAAATATTTTAAAGATTATGGGCTTTACCGACAAAGATACAAAGATGCTAATGAGCGTCATAACCTTTAATAAAAAGGGTGTTAAGAGCGAAATTATTGCAGAACATCCGGAATTGGATTTGAGCAAAATTACTTTAGAAAGAAGTGGTGTTAGTTTAAATATTAAAGGTCCAACTGGAAAAGTAATTGCGTCATTCGGTGTTAAAGAAGGTGAAAAACAAGCAATTAGTGGAAAAGTTAGTTTTGCTGATGTTGAGCCTTATGACTTTATTAACTCAGCTCCATTGTTCGAACCAAAATAATAAAGTAAAAATGAAAAGCTTAAAACGATATATTTTTGAAGCTAGCGCTGCTGGCAAAAACACACACATGACTCACATTGAAGATTTAGTTCTTTATGGCGGTGCAGATGGTGTACAACAAGCAATCTCTAGTCTTAAATCACTGACTGCATCAATGAGTGGTGGTGAATCATCAAGCAGTGTAACAGTAAAATGGGATGGAGCACCTGCCGTTTTCGCTGGTCAACATCCTGAAACTGGAAAGTTTTTCGTTGCGAAAAAAGGCATCTTTAATAAAGATCCTAAAGTCTATACAAGTGTTGAAGAAGTTAAGGCCGATACAAGTGGTGATTTGCAAGCAAAAATGATTGTTGCTTTTAACGAGTTGCAAAAGCTAGGCATCAAAGGCATTATACAAGGTGATATGATGTTCACTCATGACGATCTTAAGACTGAAACAATTGATGGTAAGAAATATGTTACATTTCATCCTAATACCATCGTCTATGCTGTTCCAGTTGAAAGTGCAGAGGATATACTAAAAGCAAAAATTGGTGTAGTATTTCATACACAATATACTGGTAAAACATTTGATAGTCTAAAGGCGACATATAAGGTCGACACAAGCAGCTTTAAGAAAATCCCTAGTGTTTGGTGGCGCACAGCTGATCTAAAGAATGTTTCAAAGCAAGCATCGTTGAGTGTTGCAGACACTAAGAAATTACAAAGTTATATCGCATCGGCTGAGCAAACATTTAAGAAGATCAAGCCAACAGCATTAGCAGCAATCTATGGTGATCCTGATCTAGCTCAAAAGCTAGAACAGTTTAACAACACATTTGTTCGTAAGGGTGAAACTTTACCAAGCAGTGATAAAATGGTTGCAGCTCTAATTAAATGGATGAGTGATCGTTTTGAAAAAGATATTGAAAGCAAAAAGAGCGATAAAGGCAAAGAACAAGCACGAGACAAGATGCAAAAAGCCATGAGCTTTTTCTCTGATGATAATCGCAAAAATCTACAGCTAATCTATGATCTACAAAGTGCATTGGTAAATGCAAAGAAAATGGTTATTGCTCAACTTGATCGTATTGCTGAACTAAGCACATTCGTAAAAACAAAAGATGGCTTTAAAGTAACAGGTCAAGAAGGTTATGTTGCAATTAGTACAGATCTTGGTGGTCAGAGTGCGGTTAAACTCGTTGATCGACTAGAATTCAGTAAGAACAACTTCAGCTCCGAGATATTAAAAGGTTGGCAGCGCAATGAAGTCAGTGAAGAAATTGATTTTAAAGATATGCAACGCATTGATCCAACTGGTGGTTCATGGAATGATAGCAGTGGTTATATCGCTAAAAAATATCGTGATCGTCGTATTAGCAGCTCGGTCATGGGCGAAGAAGAAAAAGAACTTGAAAAAGATATTGGGTTTATTGTAAAATATGCAGTAGGCCGCACATCTAAAATCTATCAGCAAGAGTTTGATAATATTGAAGATGCAAAGGAATTTTTAGATAGTGTTAAAAAGAAAGGCATGAATGGTATTATTAGCACTGTAAAAAGTCTAAATAAATCTTCAACTAAATAACATATGAAGAGTTTCAAAGAATATAAAAATGAAGCTGCAGGAAATAGAGCAATCTATGCAACCTTCGGCCGTTTTAATCCTCCAACAATTGGTCACGAAAAACTATTTAAAAGACTTAAGAGTTTAGCTGACTCTGATAATGCAGACTATTTAATCTATAGTAGTCAAAGTCAGGATAAGAAAAAGAATCCTCTTGACTATGATAGCAAGATTAAGTTTTTGAGAAAAATGTTTCCAGAGTTTGCTCGTCATTTTGTCTCAAATAAAAATATAAAAAATGCATTGCAAATTGCGGCCTCTGCTTATGACGAAGGATATAATCGATTTGTATTTGTTGTTGGTGGAGATCGCATTGCAGATTTTAAAAAACTACTAACTGACTATAATGGAAAAACTGGTGCACATGGTCACTATGATTTTAAAACTATTGAAGTAAAGAGTGCCGGTGAAAGAGATCCTGA